CGAGCTCGAAGGGTTGGACGCCATGTTGATGATGCCGTCTCCTGTCGGCGCCGTTGTCGTCGCAACCGGCGCGGTGATTGATGATGCGGTCACTGCTGACGCAAACAACAGGCGGAATTGATCGGGCCATGTTCCAATAACCATAATTATCCTCACATCGCCCGGATACCGGGCCTTCGTATCTGACCGATGGGCGGGATAACCGGCAATTGCAACCCACGATAAATGGCTGACATCAGCCAGTCCGCCGCCACCGCGCCGCCGTAGCCGCTCAGATGCAGACCGCCGAAGTTGTTCTGCCACACGGCCATGACCTTTACATCCGCGCCGACGCCAGCACTGCCGCCGGAGATCGTGGCTGTGGTCACAATGGTGGATGCGGTGATCGACGCGATCTGATACCAGCCCGTGACGACGGGCGTGCCCGTCTTGCTGGTGGGCATTACAAAGACGTACATCGGGCGATACGTTGAGTTGAGCGGGCCGGTGCAGATGTTGGTAAAGCCGTTTGTCTTGGTGATCGTGAGCGTACCGTTCGTCCAAGTCGCGTCGGTGATTGGGAGCAAAAACGGCATCACGCGGCCATCTTGAAACGGCCCTTGCGGCGCGCCTTCGTTGCCAAAGCATGGCGCGGGGATCCCCGGCGTCGCAAACTCACCGCCGCACAGATACTCCCCCTCGCTGATCGCGTACATGGAGACAAACTCCACCTGGCTGGGGTGAGCTTCGGCAAATTGTTTGGCTGCGATGTTCTGATTCTCGACCCACTGCCGGGTCAGGGCCATCGTCGTCCCGCTGTTCTGCTCGTGAACGTACATGCCCTCTATGAGATACACGCAGGATGAACCAGCGGCCGCGAATGCCGCGTCGATCACCAGTTTGCTCGCCTGATAATTCGCGAGGTATTGGGCAATCGTGTACTGATCGACATCCATGTTGACGGTGACGATGTTCCTGCGGCTGGGATCTGCATCGACCAACCCCTTCGCGATCGCGTTCCAGGTCAATTGATCCATCGCCTTGTAGCCCGCGACGGCAGCACCGATCTCCTTCTGCCCCCAACTTGCTTCGTCGAGGTTGATCCAGCTCAGGCCGCCGCTGGAAGATGGAAACACGATCTCGCAACCAAGGATGCACAGATAACGCCCCTGTGTGTCGGCTGCCGTGCCAGTGGTTTTGATTTTGAATCGATAGCTTGTGACGCCTTGAGCGCCAGCGCGTTCCTGTAAGTCCCCGAAATCCACTTCCGCCAGCACGGCGATCTGCCCGGCCTTGGTGGCATCGTCGGCCAGGCCCGTGGGAGTGACGAGCTTGGTGGCATCATCCGCCTGCTGATTCGTCTGCGGGTAAATGCGGACGGACTTTGCCTGAATGTTGATGTCAGAAGCGAAGCGGTGATAGATCCGCAGCTTCGCGCCACGCATGGCGTACCAGTCGCAACTGAATTTATTCAGCGCGCCGCCAACGCCCATGCTTTGGTTGGCCGTTGATTCACCGATCGGATCGGCCGTGATCTCGATGATGCCGGTGGAAGTGCCTGATCCGTCGTACCACTCGGTGTATTGTCCGGGCAGTGGCAATGTCGCCACCAGCGTGTCCGCAACGATGTTACCGGGATCGCTCGTCGTGATGGTCACAATCGCGCCGTCCTGATCGACACCTGTTCCGGTGCCGGCGGTGAAGGTGTCGATCTTCCAGAATGTCCCGACAGAAACACTGGTCGATCCAAGCCGCACGGTCTGACCCGGAAGCAGGTTTGGGCCGTCGTAGGTCAGCGTGAGAACGCCGGCGGAATAGGATTTCCCGGTGATCGTCCGGGCCGTCGCTGCGTTGTTTTCGACGCGGTAGCCATTCGCTGATGCCACATCGTAGAGCGTGCCGTTGTTGGTCGCCGTCGTTGCCCGCGGCGTGCTCCAGTAGAACGTACCCAATGTGCCGCCGCTGAGCTTGTTCGCAAGGTTTGCATTGATTCGCGCCGACGAAACTGAACCAAACGAATCGCCCAGACGAATGATGCGGGCCTTGGGCGTCGGGCCGAACAGATACCGCGTGGCAACCCCCGGATTCGTGTTGACGGGGATCGAGTTGGCCGTGGACTGGCTGCTGAACAGGTCGGTGTCGTCGGCAAAAATCGGGCGTAACGTGCTGCCAAACAGCAGATTGCCTGACACCACGTCCCGCAGCGAATCGCTCATCGGGAATCGCAACAGCGGCGTGATCGACGTGCCGATGCTCGTGGAGGTTTCGCGGTTGTAAGCCGGTGCGCCAGCCGCATAGATCAAGGCACGGTCGCCGGATGTCAGAACGCCGTTGTAAACTAGCAGATCGGCCAGCAGGACATTAGATCCGGTTTCATAGACTGATTTGTCCGGCAGGCTTGGGATGTTCCGCGCACAACCGCCCAGGACAAAGTTGATCGTGTTGTTGGGGGTCATGTCCAGACCCGTTCCAATCAGCACGTTGTCCAGATACACCGCGAATTTCAGGTCGGTCGAGCCGCAGACCATGATCACGTTGTGCCATACATCTGCCGTAACGGTGGACAAATCAGCGTTGCCGTAAACCTGATTGGCTGTGTGATACGCGCGAAGCAGGATCCCGCCGGTCGCTGATCCATACCGCTGCATCACCAGCCGCGCCATTGCGTCCGCGCCGCCGGGGACGAATGGATAGTTGTCGCTGAACCAGCCCAGCACGTTGAAGCCCCACGATGAAAGGGGCGATGAAGTGCATTTGAACCACCAACTGTAACTGCGGTTGTTCGTCCGCACGTTCGCGATCGACGAATCGGTGCACCAGGCGGCAAAGCGGCGGAATTGTGAGAGTTGCAGAGCCATTTATACTTTCAGCGCCTTCCACGTTTCATAAGTCTCTTTGTTCCTGACCTTCATCGCCCGATCAGACATCACGCCGAATCTTCCAGCCGGCTGTGTGTTCGCAATCAGTCGGTAGCAGAAGATGCGCGAGAGATACGGCTTGACGCCTTCGAAGGCTTTCGCGATTTCAGCCCGCCAGCCATTGAATGAGCCAGAGTGCATCCCGTATTCCGTGCAAACTAATTCCTGATCGCCTGTGATTTCGGAGCACTGTTTCACGGTGCTGATGTTCTCAATAGCATTCGCGCCGTAGGGGTGGATGCTCATCGCGCGGCACTTCAAATGGATTCCGGTGTCGTGAAGCTGTTTGAACGCCGCGACGTTCTTGCTGATGCTGGGAGCGATTACGGCGATGCCTGAGCCATGCAGCACATCGGCCACGGCGGCGCACGCATCAGCGGCTTGTGGGATGCTGCCTGCCCAGTAGACCGTGCGTGATCCGATGGTCAGATTGCATTCGTTGATCACCTGCACGGCGTTCAATCCCGAGCCTTCGTACACGTCGCGGAAGGATTTGGCCCATTCCTTTACCTTCAGGATCGACGGCGGCTTGGATTGATTCACCGCCGGCGTTGCGGTGATCACGATTTCCTTGACGCCCTGATTCATCCACGCCAGCACTTGCGCGCGGCCTGACTTCTCGGCGGGATCACCAAAGGCAGTCATCCACCAGCGGGTCGCGGTGAATCCACAGTCACGCAGGATCGGAATCGCGGCGTTGATGTCGTCGGATGCGTAGCAGCAAACGCCCTTGACGCGCAGCTTCTGAACGATGCCATCCGGCGGCTTCGGCACGTCTGGTTTTGGGTCAGGTTTCGGATCTGGCTTGGGATCTGGTTTTGGATCGGCTGTCTTCGGCCCCACACTAAACCGCCGCTTCGCCGACAGAAACGGATGCCCGCCTTCCTTCTGGGTGTAAGCTGTCGCCACCAACAGATAGTCATCCGGGAACATCGGCGTGATCGCTTGGTCGCCGCCAAACCGCCACGGGTCTGAATACTCCGTGCTGGCAGTCTCATTCAGTGTGATCTCAACCCGCTTGATCGTGACGCCTTTGGGAAGGTTCTTGAATGAAACCTGTGGCGTGGATTTATCGGGGAGTTTCTCGAAACGCTGGCCCTCGGCAACGATGTAGTTCTTGCCGTTGATCTGGTTATGGATTGAAAATACGACTTCGGGGTTTGGCATCAGCGGCGGTGTTTGTCGCGCTCAAAGTTTCTTGCGTTCAATATCTCGAATGCGTGATTCGTGATCGGCGTGCTGTGATTCCAGTGCTGAAACTCGCAACACAAGATTTGCGTAAATGGTGATTTTGTCGTCGATCTTTGCGACCGTCGCTTTTACTTCACCGAGTTGTTCTTTTTGTGCCGCCTGCCCCGCGGTGAGCGATGATGCCCACCAGATCAACCCGCCCACTTGAACAACGGCGACAACCAAGAGGCTCGCGGCGGTTCCAATGATGATCTTCTTAAAACTGGTGTCCTCTAGTGGCATTTCAACGGGCTCCAAGTTGTGGAACAGGCACAAGTTTCTCAGCCTTCAATCGCCTGCGGCGGTGCCTGGACGTCTGACGGCCCAGGCAATGGCGAATCAGGGAATAGTTGCTTGTACGCCACTTCCAACTCACTCTGCGACTGCAGAAGCGATGCGGTTTCCTCCGCTGTCGTCTTCGCGCGGTTCTCAGCGACGAGTTTCTGCGCCAGGTCGACAGCGCGGGTAACGAGAATGAGGATTGCGGCAAGATCCATGATTGCTCCGGTCGGTTGTCGATTGAAAGCAGAATGTGCGGATTGGTTGTCGAGATGAAGCTGACAACTATTCCCGCTTCAACACCCGCGCCCGCCATTTCAGCAGCTCGTCATTCGCGGCCCAGAATGAGCGGATGTAGATCTGCGTGGCGTTGGCATCGCCCACCACTGCGGCATGCGTTGCCGCCCGTGCCGCACCCACCGTGGCATCGATGTAAGGCTTGGCATCGGTGAGCTGCTTCTGTGTGATAAGCCCCTGCGTCTTGGCATCATTCACCAATTGCAGCGTGGTGGTCAGCGTTTGATTGATCAGCGTCACCTGCTTCGCCGGGCTGGCGGTGCAGGCGATGTTGGACAGCAGCAGCGTCGGGATCAGCAACATCAGGATTATCAGCGTGTTCCCGCTGTTGCCATGCCCGATATAAGGATCGGCCGGCACGGTCGGTGTCAGCTTCCCGGGCACATCCTCAACCGTCGCTTTGCCTTGCTGAACTTTCTCGGCGGCCTTGATGAGCTTTTCATCGGTCAACCATGTCGGCCACAAACCCTTTGCTCGCATCAGTGCGATGATCGCAGTGACGCCGGTGGCGAGTCCCAGGACGATCGCGCCTGTGTAGGTGTCAACCGAGCTTTGGTCGTAACCTTTTTTCAGCAGCCATCCTGCGATGATGGTGCCGATCCAGCGTGCGAAGATGAAGACCACGTCTTTGATGTTCATACGATTCCTTACGGGTTGCACCACTTCACCACTGCGAACGTCCACAGCATCGCCAAGGCGGCGATGAGGAGGATTTGCCGGTTGAGCCTCACCAGTTATTTTCCGGCTGGCCGCTTGTCGAGTCCCTTTTCCACGAAGAGAGCGGATACGTCGTCGCTGTGAAGGCAGTCGCACAGACACGCGCCAACAACCGGGCCGCCAATGATTGATGCGATGCTGCCATTGCAGTGATCATTTCCTGGCTTTGCATCGAACAGAATCCCGATTGCGTTGATATTCACAGGCCCGCTTCCATAGCCAGCCAGAGAAACAATCTTGTCGCCGTTCTTCGCTTCACGTCCGTTTCGATAGTGCATAAAAACCTCTCCGTTCGAACTATTAAGGATTCCTTACAGGTTGCCGTTCCAGCCGCGTTACCCGCCCATCAAGCCGGTCAATCAGCCGTGAGTGATCGGCCACAACGGGCCCGAGTTCATTCCCCTGCGTCGTCGCCCGGCAGTCACACGTCGGGGCCGCGCTGATGAAAAGCACGATGATGATCGACGACAGGACGCACGCGACGGCGGTCTGATATTCGTGAAGCCAGCGTGACATTTTGGAAAGCCCGGCGAGGGGATCGAACCCTGACGACGGGCCGGTAGTGGAGTTTTCAGTTACATCGCACGAATTCCGGGGAAAGATTGCCGACGCGGCGAACAGCATCATTTTTGACTGGTTCGAGCGATCGGCCTGTTTGCTCACTGATCGACTTTTTCACGGCAGCAATCCGGCGCTGGGCCGTGCGAAGCGGGGTTTCGAGCCATTCGGCGATCTGTGGGGCAGATACGCCGTCGGCCAGCCATTCGGCGATTTCCCGGTCTTCGCGGCTCAGCGAAAGTGCTACCATCCACCCTATAGGGCAAACACCGCCAAGTATCACAGGCGACCTCTCATGCCACCGCGCATTCGAATCTTCGCAACCGATCCTTCAAGCCGCTCCATGATCGACCGCGGCATTCGCTCATAAGCGCACTCGGTCGAAACGCCAGAAGAACGCATGTAATGAGCCGGCCACAGTTTCACGCCTTTGCATGAGTGGCAGTTGCACGGTTGCATTGGAGTGTTTTCGGATGGTGGGGGGTAAATGTGATACAGCGCAAGGGCGGATACCACGTCCTTTGATTCAGGAGGGATGCCGTATGCCTGGCAGAGTTCCGCCGATCGATCTGTCCACGGCCGGGAGCACGTCACGCGCATGATCCGGTTTCGGATGCGCGATAGCTCGACCAATGAATACTCGACCGGCGACTTGCCGCGTTTTTTGCGCTTGTTCTTTTTCCGCTTCTGCTGTGTGGCAACCATCCTTGAATCTCCACCCGTGCCGCTGATCGGCCTTGGACATGGAACAGCAGGCGAGATACAATCGCCCGCGCTCGAAGTAGAGTTTTCTTCACCGCTCCTTGCCGGGGGCGGTTTTTATTTCGGGATGTTTCGTCGGGTGCTGTGAGGAACGGGGATCTTGACCGGCAGATTTGATCGTTGCATGGTTGCTTCCTTTTCGTGCTTAAAGCCCGGTCGCATCGGGCTGGTGAATCATTTCGGGTCTTTTGCGCGTGTCGGTCGTTTCTTCGGTTTCGCGCCGGGAACCACTTTCAAACCCAGCGCCGTGAACATTACTTTGAGTGCCGCCGTGTTCGTCTCTCGCTTGCCTGCAAGGTAGGGGTGAACCGTCTGGCGGCTGAGTCCCATTGCATGACACGCCTCTGCAAGCTGGTACGCTCCCCACTTCAATTGCTTCATGCGCTTGTGGATGATCTCCCGGAAGTCCTGTTTCATTCCGGGTATGGTATCGAGTTCGATAGTGGTGGCAACTGTAGACATTTATTCACTTTGCTTTCGCCGCCCGCTCGGCTGCTTCGCGAGAGCTGTAGTGTTCCGGCCAAACGCCATTCGTGTAGACCTCGTAAACCAATATATCGCTCGGTTCATCCCCGCCCCATTCGTGCCAAACGGTCATACCGGGAACGATTGAAAAGCCGTCGGCAGTTTTGGGAAGTGCCTTCGTGATTCGCAGGTAGTCTTTCAGATACCCCAACACCTCCTCCATTGACCCGCCCGGCGCGGGGTTGTCGCGTTCGATGCGTTGGATCGTTAGTTCGAGGCTCATGGGTTGCCTCCATCTTCTGCCACTGGCGGCGGGTTGGCGTTGAGGTGCGCAAGGATCTCGTCGTGGTGGCCGTCATAGTCTGAGAAGTTCTCATAGTCCCAAACCCACTTGCCGGATTCATCCTTGAAGGCTGTGCCGCTTTGGTGGCAATCCTCCTGCCCGTTCTTGCGGGTTTCTTCAATGCTGATCGTGCCGTCCGATCCGACGCCGCTAGTTGAGTATTCGCCATCGAGGAAATAGAAACTGATACGTTTTTCGTACATCGCTTTGCTCATGGCTTGCCTCCGTGCCGCCTCCGCGATGGCGAGAAGTGACGGGAGATGGTTGCGGGCGGATGCGATGAAATCACCGTCAACCTTGCTTGTGGCTGCAACAGAGACACAGCAACGCAACGGGCCTTGATGTGTTGCATAAACCGCTGCACCGCCGTCCTCATCAGCTTTCCCGCATACCCAAGGCGCGTTCGTCGCCTTCGCTTCCAGTTCCTTCAACGCCGCAAGTTGTTCGATGCCGATGGGGAGGGTCATTTGGTCACGCTCGCTTTTGTTTGCGTACACAATCGGGCCTGTGCTGTTGTCGTCTATATCATCGTATCCGCTCATTCCTTCTCCTTCCCGCCAGCGACGGCGGCGAGGGCTGCTGCACGAAATGGCACACCAACAAAATTGCGATGCCCGTCAAATTCTTTGTTGGCGTCTGTTTGTCTTTGAAACTGGAAATCTATCGGTAGGCTGGTTCGTGCTGACAGCCATTCCGAAATGCACACGTTCAGAAACTTCAACCGGTTTTCATTGACGCAAAACATGGCATCAAATTCCGCATCGTCGAGGATGCACCGAAGATCAACGTCGCGATAATTCGCTCGCTCAAGTGATGATCCAACTTGATAGGTGCAAAATCCGAATGCGGCGGACAACATTCGACACTGGTGTTGCAAGTTGAATTGCTCATTGACGGCGAGGTAGCTTGCTCGCTTCTTTTCATTCGTCGGCTCGGTCATGGGGAATGTCCTTTCGATCAATGTAAACCTCTCGAAATTCCACCGGCGATCCCGTTTCTTTATGCCAAGCCATCCACTCGTAATACCTTCCGAGATTGCACTCAACCCACTGCTGGCCGGGGAGCCGGTAGGCGTAGGCGGATCGTTTCACCAGATGGTCGGGGATGTCACTCATTTGGCATGTCCTTTCAATGAATCGAAACGTGTTGAAATAGCCAAATGATTCCGTACACCAGACCGATCACGACGCCAACAAACAGTACGCCACAAATGAAGGCTGTCGCGATCAGCGATGTAAACACGCCACTGAGCATTTGCTTGTCCATCACTTCCCCTTTCCATCCGTCGTCGCGGATTTGCGGAGTTCGGATACGAAATCACCCCACACAAAACAATCACGCCACTGGCACTCACGGACGCCGCACACAGATACGCTCAATGACTCGTAATCTTTTGGGTCGGCACGAAGCTCGTTCTCGTTTACTTGGACGATCTCCCAATCATCCATTGGGCAAAGATCACTTGCTTCATGCGTTCCCTTGGCGGGAATTTTCCATTTCGCCCAATAGTATCCGGGCTTCATCGGTACTTTATCTGCCGCCTGAAACCGCATCGGCTCGATTGTCGCGACGGGAGGGCGAGATGTAAATTTGTGGCAAAGCGGATGATGCCCGTTGTCATCCATGTCCATTGGATGCCCGCCGACACTGGCACACTTGCAATCCGACGCCGACGCGACCGTGGGCGATAGCGTCTCGGGCTGGCCGGGGGCGTGTCGTAAAATAATATCGGCATACGTTTTTGGCCCGCTACGAATACTGTCCGCACATTCTTTTGCTGCTCGATCAACCCACCCGTCGCCGCTCTGTGCTGGCGTTGCTGCTGGCTCGGCGGACGATTCAATTGACTCGTCAGACGGCTTGTATCGGACTGGATTAAATTTTGGACAAAAGCATCCGATTAACTGGCACTTTCCCATCCACTGATTTCCCGCAGGCCCGACCCTGTGCGCTCGATGCTCGTGTCTGCAAGTTTGACAGATGGTGTCACCTTCTGATTCCCGCTCTTTCAGCATTTGCTCGGTGTTCTTTTTGCAGCAAGTCGGACAGCAGTTTGGAGCGCCACATTGAAGGCAGTCGTGTACTACCTCTGTTCCGCCGCAATGCTCGCATGCGGACGACGCGACCGGGGCAGGCGTCGCCATTCTCGCATCACAGCATTTTTCGCAAAGTGTACCGTCGCAATCCTTGCATGGTGGGGGCGGGTCGCCTTTGAATTGTTTCCGTTGTCCGCACTTTGCACAGAAGTGAGATGACTCGGCGGGCGGGGCGATGTAGGCACTAAGTTTCTCCCGCGCCTCATCACCCAACGCGCGAATCTGCTGCATCTCATCATCCGACAGTTGCTTGCCGCCAAGTCTGCCGGAACGCTCGGCATGAAACGCAGTGGCGAGTATGTTGGCAATCTGTTTCAGCCGCTCGATCTCGGCGGCGTTCGCAGCGTTGGCGAGGCGGACTCCGGCGTTGAAGATGCGCAACACCTCGTCTTTATTGGCGGCAGTGAGGCCGTATTCATGTTGGACTTCTGCTGGCAACTCATCGAATGTTTTAGCCTGGTTCATCACTTGCTCCTTTGTGGCATCTGCCTGATGCGTAACGACTCCGGGAAATCGTCCAACTCGCCAGACACCTTGCCGTTGATCACGAGTTGTTTCATAAAGAACGCAACACTGGCGGCGCGGCACTGATCGGCGATGGACTGCGCCCACTCGGTTTTCATCTCGCGAGCGTGACCACCTGATTCGCAGCCGACAATCACCCAATGGAGTTCAGCGTCACCGCCACCGATTTGCCACGGCATTAGATTGATGGCTGATTGGATGTTGACCGGCCCCAGCATCGGTTCAACAGACAAGAACCGCACGGCGGCGGGGACTTTCAACAGGTGGGGGATTCTCTCGTCTGCCGCTTCCTGGTTCTCCACCGACGTTCCCACCCAACATCGGGACAAAACCGCCGCGTCGAAATACTTCGTCATGTTCTGCGGTCGCTTCGTGAGCAAAAGGAAATCCAGCGATTCGGATTCCATGATGAGTTTTGAAAGCCGCACTCGCGCCATCTGCACATCGAGCCAGCTTCCATCGGGCATCGTCTCCGGCCCCTCGCCAACGTCGGCCAGGGATGCACAGAACACACGCGCGCGATATGGCGCGCCGAACGATCCGGTGCCTTGGCAATCCGCGCATCCGACAAGGTCGCCATCATGTTTGAACTCGCCGCGCCCGCCGCAGTGGTAACAGACACCACGCGCAGCCCATTCATTCCATTTGGCGGGATCTCGCCATGCTGAATCGGATGCGATAACGCGCGTGCCGTTCCTTCCCCAGATACCGAGTGTCTTTGGGTTGCGCTTGCTCAACGTGTCGGCGTAACAGAACTTGCAGCCGTCGCTGACCTTAGTACAGCCGCGCCATGGATTCCAAGTGTGATCCGTCCATTGAATTTTTGAAGCTGTCGCCATCACTCACATCCTTCCAAGTTCATCTCCCCCAGGAACACTTCCGCCCGCTCCCGATTCGCCACAAAGCCAACCTGCCGCCGTTCCACCGTGTCATAGATCGCCCAGCCGCCATCGTAGGGATAGGCGTCGCTGTGCTGCTGGGGACGGAGTTCGTAACGCATTGTGATTCCTTTCGCGTAAGCTCACACCTGCGCTTTCACGCGGGCGGGAGTGAAGGTCAGTCACCACCAACTTGAGTAATAAACCACCTTGCCGTTTCTCAGTGCTTCGCGCGATTTACGGATGAATTCCCGATCCTTCAGCTTGTCGCTTTCGCAGGATTCACCGAAGAAAAACCCGACCGTGTTTGGAAGGGTGTCCGTCTCAACATCGCGTTCAAGTCGGTCGAGGTCTTCGGCTTCGATGCGCACGGGAACACAATTGAACGATTCCGCCGATCCGCCTTTTTCCCGGTAAAGATTCTCCATCCAACCTTGAAGGTTTGGGTGCTTGCGCCAGTATTGGATTTCCTCTTTTGTGGCGTGAGTGAGTTTGTCGTTGAAGTCCACCTGTTCGCAGGCTTCCAGAATTCCACCGTCGATTGAATTGGCGTTTTGATCGAGTCCCATTGCGTGTTCCTTTCGTGCAAAAGTGTTTCGCTGAGTCGCATTCAGCGTGGTTATGAAAGTCCGTCGTGATCGTTGCAGGCAAAGCCCTCTGGAAGCTCGCCGTCCTCTTCATCGTCGTCGTGAAGTTCCGCCAGTTCCTTGATCGCCTCATCCTTCCATCGTGGCTCGGTCAGTTTCAAGAATGCTTCCCAGCGTTCATCGAACGTGAAGATCAGGTCTGTCGTGTCGCACCCGATGATCTTGAAGACGATCTGGCACAGTTCGCTTTCCGTCATCGTGCGCCGGAGAGATTCAGAGAATTCAAATTCGTAAATCTCGCGTGCCTTGGCCGGGAGATATTCAAACCGGCTCTGCATCGTCTGGCTGGCGTAACGGGTTTCATGGTTGGTTGTGACTTCGATCATTGCAATCTCCGTGAAAGTTGATGGTGTCGATTGGTTCAATCTTCCCGCAGGGCGTCATACTCTTCGGATTCACTCTTGATCTGGTCGCTGAGGCGATCCGCTTCGGTATCCAGTTCCGCCGCTCGAACTTCCTCGCCACATTTGCGGGCGTACCCTGCAGCTTCCGCCGCGTTGTCGCGGGCGTCCTTTATGGATTGAATCCGTGCCCGCTTGCCGTTGGATGGGTGTGTTAAACGTGCCATTGTTGCTCCGTGAGTGAAGGGGAAAGCCGCCCCGTGTTTCAGGGGCGGCGGGTTCAGTTCAATCCTCGAATGCGTCCGCTGCGTGTTCCTCAACCTTGGAAAGAATCAGCGCCTGCAACCGGCAGTTGTCCCGAAGGATCGCCCAGTCAGCTTCATCGCAGTTATGGGTGGGTTCTGACTGGTCGAAAGTCTTGGACTGGAAATCGAGCGTCACTTTTACGTCGATTTCAACTTCGTATTCGCATTCGCGGCCAAGGATCGAATCGATCAACTCGATTGAAGGCCGGACGGAAACAGATTCGCCGATGGTTCCGATATTGAACATGATCTACCTTTCGTGAAAGCCATCCGGTTCGGGTTCCCAAGTCGCCTCGGGGTCGCGTCCCAAACCTGATTCACAGATAGTATCGGATAAGATACTAACTGCAAGTAGAAAATCCGGAAATTATTTATAACGCCTGCATCGCCGCCTCGATCACCACGTCCGCACGGGGATTCTTAGGGTCAGTGTCGTGGCGTTCAATGTCGATTCGCTTCACTTGTTTATCATCGTGAAAAGCAATTCCTTTTAAGGCGTCCAACAGAACCTTGATCGAGTTATCGACGTCGCCCCTCTTTGCAGGTCGATACACGTTTATTCCAACGATAACCTCTCCGGTCATTGGCCGTCGCCGAAACATTGCGGCGACTGTTCTTTGATACGCCCTCGCTGCTGCCGACTTAACAGCACGGCCGTTCACCACTCTCCAATAGCGATTCGCGCTGGGTGGATACGGCATGGTGAATGAAAGATGTTCATGTGTTTCGTTCATTGATTGATCCTTTAGTGAATCGCCCGGAGTGATCGCGGTCGCACGCGATATACCTGTTATCCCCTTGAGACAACGCGCCGTTCTGTTTTGGTCTTTTCTTCCCAGAGATGATGAGGGATATGTGCGGACGAGAAACCCCGTATCTCTCAGCTAGATCAACCTGCCGGAACCCTCCGCTCGCGTACGCATTTCTGATTTCTGCAATCTGTTTATTGGTGAGACGCCACGATGGGTGTCTTTCACCGAACTGATCGGACAGGCCGACTCTGAATGCGTGCTTCCGATTCTCTGACGGAGTGACGAGTTCTAGATTTTCAGGACGATTGTCGTCTTTGATTCCGTTCTTGTGGTTGACTTGAAGACCGGAAGGAATCGGCCCTTTTAGGAATCTCCAAACTAGGCGATGCGCGGCCGTGATGCATCTCTTGCCAAGATGTATTACTTGCACCTGCAAATAAGTTCCGGTGTGTCGTTCTGCCCGTTTGTTTCCGCGCCAAATGCGCCCACGATCATCAACCTTGAATTTTCCAGTCCGATAAACCGCATCTTCCTGAAATTGTTTGACTGTGCGCTTGCCGGGAAATAGGTTCTGTTTAGCCACGACGCTTACCTCCTTATAGGTAGCTGATTGGTTAGGGCCGGGCCGGTGCGTCAACACTGGTTCGGCCTGCTTATTGTACCTAGTTCCAGCCCGTTTGTGTCTTGAAAAATCTTCAACTTCCCGCAATGTCATGGTGTCACCTGTGGGAAAACCATCCTGTGGACATTGTGCCTCTTGCACACCGATTCAACCGTCACCAGAACACTGTTGGCGAACACGAACCGCAGAACTGTGTTTGCGAAAAAGATCGTGCCACCTTCGTATCGCCGTCGATCATTGATCTCTTTCCCATGCTCGACGCGTTTCGCAGTTTCAAGTTGTGACTGCATGAGTGCCAGGAGTTCAGACTTCGGCATCGTGAGAAGTTTCAGGCGCAACGGATTCACCGGGCCAAGGTGTTTTGAGTAGCGCTCTACGAAGCGAATGATCGCGTGGCCTGAGACGGTGCAAACCACGTCGCGGCCTTTCTTGCTTCGATAGGTGATTCGGTTTTCAGCCATTGATCACCGTCGCTTTGCGCGGGCGTCCGCCTTTGCCCTTGCCCGGCCCGCGTCCTCTGTTGGCCTCTTGTTTGTCGAACACTTTTGACATCATCGCTTCGAGTGCTTTCAGCTTCGGTGCTGGGTATCCGTTGTCGCGGAGAAACGGAACCGCTTCCGTCTGAACTTCGATGATCACTTCAAGCCGTGGATCTATGACGATTGGCGCGGTGTCGTTCATGCTTCCTCCGTGTAGCTCTTGCCGTTGATGATCAGAACTTCCGGCGCGGACTTGTTCGCGCCCGTGCGCCCGGCCTGCTCGATCCATGTCCACTTGTCAGCCGGGTAGAGTTCGCGAATCAGGGGATGATCGTAGAAACGCGCAACAACGCGCGTCAGGTGGAACTGCGCCAGCCGCCTTGCAAGATCGCGTTGCAGGGACACATTCATCGGGTGTTTGTACTTATCGCCGGGGCCAGGGAAGGGCGGATCAACGAAGATCCCATGCCCGGTGTCCTCTTTGCACTTGGCGAGAAAATCGAAGGCGTCTGACCGGACGAACGTGCATCGGCGCATCCAGTGACGCCATGCAATGATTGATTTCACGGCGCTTTGAAATCGAACGGCTGAATCACCGCCAGCAGCGTCCCAACGGTGGGAGAATCCGGCGTTGAATTCCTTGTCGGTTCCGGCGCATTCGGCGCGGGACATCCAGCAGCAGACGAAGTAATCAATCGCCCACTGAAGATCGGTTTCGATCTCTGCATCAAGATGACTCGCGTGAACATCAAACATCGACTGAATCGAGTTGACGTTGTGTTCCAATGTTTTACATCGTGCCTGCGCGGCATCGAGTTCATCGACGTGAAAAGTCTTGCGGCGCAACGTGCGATAGAATTCCAATCCCAAACGGCAATCACTGAGAACGCGGGCGAGATTGATCAGGTGCCGGTGAAGATCGTTGCAGACAATCGTACGCGCTTCGATGCGCAACACTTCGCAGGCGCTTCCCATGAACGGGATTCCCACCCAGCCGCAACCCTTCAACTCTGCGCCGACACGCGCGGCGAGCATCCTGTTTGAGCCGTACCACGGGACAATTGATTTCACGATCGGAAGTTCAGTTTGCATTGTTCCCCCTCAAACAGTCGATGAAGAATTGATCTCGCTCCGGCTGCACATCGAACACCGCCACTGCATCCCCATACCGCGTGACAAGGCTGGCATATTTTCGCAGCACATCTTGCGGGATTGTTCCGGGGCGCGGTTCGCTGTCGAAAGCGTTGTGGAATCTCCCCCAGACCGAAGTGACCGGACGGCACCGCGGATACAGGTCGATGATTTCCTGACGGCATTCGCGAATCCAATCGAAGTCGCGTTCGATCACCGATTCGCCCAGCAGGTATCCGGGGATGTCCACGAAATCGATCAGGTCGTAAAACTCATCGAACGAATTCAGCACGGCGCGAATGTTCTTGCTGTCGTGATGGATTCGTTGGCCGTACTGGATGAACCAATCGCGGTTGCCCATCCAGGGGAACGGCCCGCCGTAACTGGCGATCTTGATCGCGGGGCAGACTTCGCGGACGGCCTTGGCGCATTCGATTGCTGTTGCGAGATTCACGCCGCCCGTGGCTTCGGACTTCCACGGGATCACTTCGAGGTCGAGATAGATCAGATCGCCGGTCAACTTCGCATCTTCGGCCATGGCGATGTGAACACTTGCCCACACACTCACGGGCGTGTCGGGTTTGTATCCGCCGCCGCGCTTCCATGATTGCAGGCCCAGCCGGTCGAAGGTTTCGGACGTACGACGGCCACCAAACCAGTTGGTGGGATGCAAGTTGAGTTGCGCGGGATAATCGAACGTGTAGAGGATTGAGGTTTTCATGGTTACTTCTCTCCCGCGATGAGTTCCGCCGCCTTGAATAGCAGTTGATCCTCGCCTTGCTTTCGTTCGGTCAAAGCCCGCTCCATGTTCACCATCGCGGCCCGGTGATATTCCGGTTTCAACTCGCAACCATAGAACCGGCGACCGAGTTTCAACGCCATGTATCCTTCACTGCCGATGCCGGTGAATGGGGAAAAGACAATCTCGCCGGGGTCGCTGTACAGTTTCACACACCGCTCGATCACCGGAAGCTGCAATGGGCAGATGTGTTTCGTGTCGTTCTCGGCGCGGCCTTCGGACACATTCAGCGTGTCGGTTTCGCGGATGTCCATCCAGCAACATTCGGCCCATTGAATCCAATCGTTCCGGCTGACTTCGCCCTTGCCCTGAATCCGCTTGGCGTTCTCGCCCGGCGCACGGAACTTGATGAGGTAATCGCCAAGCGTGCCGCGTTGCTTCGCGCGATCGGATTCAAGCCCGGCGAATTGAAGCTCACGGGACTTCGTGCGGATTGCCTGTGCCTGTGGATTCTTCCTGATGAGCCAGTCATATTCATAGACCATCCCGGCGCGTTCTCCGATACGAATATTCAATCCGCGGAAGTCAAACAGCCCAACTTCGCCTGTGCGCTTCATGCGGGGGATTTGCATGACGTGAACTACGACGGCCCGGCCTGGCTTAATCACGCGGGCAAGCTGCCGGTAGAAGAATGACAGGTGCAGCTTGGCTTCATGCTTTAAGTTCTCGCTGTTGCCGATGTCGCCTGCCTCGCTCGTGTAAGCGTATAGCGCAGGGAACGGAGGCGAGAACACGGAAAAATCTACACACTCGGCGGGCATTGTTGGCATGTGCGTGATGCAGTCGCCAATGTGGATTTTGTGTTGTTCATTTGAAAGCAGCATCTTTGAAGATCCTTTCCTGTCGTTCGGTGTCCTGTTGAACCATCTTTGATTTGCGCAGAACCGTTTCGATCATTGGCCGCTCGATCTGTGTTACCGGAATGTGAACATTCAACGGCAACTTTGAGCCGACGCGGTTTGATCGTTTGACGGCCTGATAGAATTCTTCGTAGGAGTCTTGAAGCCCGCTGAATACTTGCCGGGTTGCGATTTGCAGGTTCAATCCAAACCCGAGCATCCGAGGTTTTGAAATCAGAACCTTGCGCCGTCCCGATTTGAAATCGTCAATCAGGCGATCGCGTTCATCCAGTGGCGTGTCGCCGCTGATGTTCGCGGCGTCGGGGAAGGTCGCCTTCATCGTCTCTTGTTCGTTGTTGTAGTGACACCAGATGATGGTTGATTCGTCGCCGAAAGATTCGACCAGGGCTTTGATGAATGCGGGTTTCAACGTTTCAACGTCGTCACCTTTGAAGCTGCCCTTCGCGATCTGTGCGAGTGTTGACCGCTTCGTGATTCCGCCCGCCTCGCTTACAAACAGCTGACCGGTCTGCTCAAAAACCATGTGCTGTTGTTGCTGAGTCAAATCCACTTCGTGAATGTGAACGTGAATCGGTGGGATGGACGCGCAGTTATCTTTCCATCCATAGGTTGCCGGGTTGGTGAGGAAGATGCACCAGTGCGACAATGCACGATAGAACGGTTCAAGTGCGTGCGGCTTCAACTCCCACCGGTTATCTGTCTGCCCACGGTTCACAAAGAATCGGGCAAGGAATGAATTGACGGTTGGATAATGATCGAGAAATACCGCGTGATTCGCGTATTCTATCCGGTCATTCGGCGCAGGCGTTCCGGTTGCGCACAGCTTCCAGTGCAAGCCCTTCCCGAGCCGGATGCAATCACCGGCCCACTTGCCGTAATGACTTTTCAGCATGGATGATTCATCCAGGATCAACGCGCCCAGCCTGCCTTGTGGCGTGTCCTCTTTCAGTGCGTCGTAGTTCACGATCCCGATGCGGCCCTTCTCATTCGTGAGCCAGTCCGAAAGTGATTGCGAGTTGAGAACGTCAATCGGCATTTCGTCGCCGTAGAACTTCCGAATCTCTGCAACGGTTTGGCGCACCACCATCAATGGGGAGACGATCAGCACGCATTGATTCTCTGGCAGCGCCTTCAAGCAATGCTTGGCGAACTCCGCGAGGATCAGCGTTTTTCCGAGTCCGCAATCTGCGAAGACGGCGAACTTCTGTTTCTCAATCGCCATGCGAGCGATGCCCGCCTGATAATCGAAGGCACACTTGATCGGCGTGTACTTTGCCGTTCGTCCCTTGGCTTGCTTGATGCCAAGTGTCGCGGCGTATTCGTCGGGGAACTCAACGGTGCGACCGATGACGGAGTATTTCGGAAGCTGCTTAACCTTGATAAAAGTCGCGTAATCTTCGATGGAATTACTGGATAGGGTGATCCGCATTGGAACCTTTCGTGAATACGCCTGATATGGGGTTTCTGACCTACGGTTCAGAGTCGCGTCCCATGTCAGACAAAACTGATAGTATCGAACTAGATACTATTTGCAAGCAACTATTTCATCCCCTTCGCAAATGCTTCCCTGCCCGCCGCCGTGATTCGGCACAACTTCGCATCACTCCCCGTGCGTGTCTTTCCCTTGCCGATCACTTCGATCAGGCCACGCGCCACGAGCTCACCCATGCGCCCGGATGAAGATTGCACGAGAACGCCCGCGCCAACCATCGCATCGTGAACACTCGGCCCGTGATCCATGAGCCACGCGAGAATCAGCATGTATTCGTTTCCAAGTTTTCCGTGCTTGCGCTGCCATGCGGATTTGGATTCGTCGGCAATGGGAGCGTGGCCGCGCCGGGCGGGTTGCTGGATTTCGTGTTGCTCGAACAGTGGGGCGGTGGAGCCGAAGGGGGTTTGCATTGGGTCGGTCATGCGGCCCTCACTTTCAGGTGTGCACAATTCGCTTTGACGATCGCCGCTGCGACAGGCGGGCAAACACTGTTGCCGATCTTCGCGACCTGGTTCGCCTTTGATCCGCACAGAACGTAGTCATCCGGGAAGCCTTGGGCCCGCGCAAGTTCACGAGGGTGAAGCATCCGCATGAAGATGTCTGCAATCACATACTTGTCGCCGTTGATGGTGACCGTGGGCACGTCGCCGCACTCGACACCGAAACGCCGGAGCAAGGCGGCGACCATCGCAACGCGATCTTTTGTGGTGACAGTGCGCATCGGATCATCGGGGGCGCTGCCGATTTCCATGTCGCTGCCGTAGTAGCAGGTCATCCAGGGGGCGAGGAAGGCCCGGTCGTTTTTCGCGGTGATCGTCCCAAGCGGCGATGCGCCACTTGTTGGCGGTGTCTGTCCTGCGCGTCCACCGACACCGACGATGATCGGGCTAACGACGGATAAACGATTCTGTGTTTCAAGGGTTGAAGCTGGGTTCTGAATTGACTCAGCGCGATTGTCGCCGGGAGATTTCTCAGTGTTGTATCTGGCGATAAACGGCGTAACCACAGCCTGCCCGTGTGATCCCGTCCCTGTCGGCATTGGTTTGCTTGCATCAATCCCGCGCGGTTCATTTCCGCCGTGATTGACCTCGATCAGCAGTGGCGAAACGAGTCCAGTGTGATTGCCGTTTGCGCACGCAGCGGGCATTGTCGAACTGACGTCGCCGCCGTTGCCCTGATTACTTCCGCGGAACTGAGTGAGGATCGGCGTCAGAATCGCTTTGTCATTCGCGGCCGTGATCGTCTTGGCTGGATCGTTGAGATCATCGACGTACTTACCTCGCCCGGTTGTGCCGGTGTGTGCTGTAGAGAGCATCATCGGCGTCACCAGCGCCATCCCGCCGCCCCTCGGACGCGCGGTAACAGTGTTCAGCGGATCGGCCGAATCATTCACGCCATTCGCACTACTGCCGTTTTGAACCTGCAGGATAAACGGGCGCGGATTGTTGAGAACGTACCGCTCCAACCCCTTCACGATTCTTCGCAGCGTCTTTTCCGCCAGTGGTTTCTTCCGGTCGAAGATGGATCGGCCAAGATCGGAGAAGTCGATGCACTCGGCGGCCGTGCGATATGGCTTGCGTCGGCCCGGGCCGTGCGAGGGTTTTGGCCAGACAACCGGTTTGCCGTCGCGTCTGGCGATCAGGAACAATCGGCGGCGGTGCGTCGGCGCGCCGTAATCAGCGGCATTCAGCACACGCCACTCAACGTGATAGCCAAGGTTTCGGAGTTGAGACACCCAGCGCCGGAACGTCATGCCCTTGCGATCGCGATCAGGCAGCATCACGGGGCGTTTATCTGAATCGAACAGCTTCGCACCGTCCGCACCTTTGACGTGAACCAACGGGCCCCAATCTTCAAACTCACGGACGTTCTCAAGGATGATGATTTCCGGCTTCACCAGCTTCGCCCATTTCACAACGATCCAGGCGAGTCCGCGCACGCGCGGTGAAACCGGCTTGCCACCTTTAGCCCGGGAGAAGTGACGGCAGTCCGGAGAGAACCACGCCAGCCCGACTGGACGCCCACGCGTGATCTTCTTTGGATCGACCTTCCAGACGTTTTCGCAGGCGTGACGTGAAGCCGGGTGATTGATCGCGTGCATCTCAACCGCCGATGGATCATGGTTGATGCTGATGTCGACCGCGCGGCCAAGGCCCATCTCGATACCGAGCGATGCGCCGCCTCCGCCGGCGAAGTTATCGACGATCAGGGGTTCGATGATGCGCGATGATCGGCGCGCGTTTGCTCTACGATTGAACGGGAGTGTTGCTTGCATATCTACCTTTCGTGCTTTCGTTCAGGCGTGCGCTGTAGTCGCGTGCGCTGGGGCCTGAAGAATCTGTAAAAGCGAAGTGTGTTTTATTTTGGGTCAGGCACCATGCTTTCCAGTTTCTTGAAGAACTCGACCGAGACGCTGACTGGATCGTTCCATATCTCAGTCCCAGCAAATCTCATCACCTGCACCCCAGACAAACTGATTGCCCTGTCTCGTTTTCGGTCAGAAGAAAATTTGTCTGGATCGGAGTGATAGTCGTATCCATCGCACTCGACGATGAGTTGTGCGGTGGAGATGCTGGGATGAAATGCGTACAGGTCGGCAATGATTGTGCCGTGATCCTTGAGGTCTGGAAATCTTGCCTGGGGTACAAGATGAAATGCGTTTCCGCTATCAAGCACAGACTCCACCAGTATCATGGATGCTTCGTTTGCAGCGGCCTCACTCGACATGCCGATGCCGCACAACATCTTCTCCATGAACGGCATTAGTTTCGATCCATCGCCCGCCTCTTTGCTGCATCGCCGGTATATCTCTAGCCGATCGCGTGTTTTGCTCTTGAAAATCTCAATTGACTCAAAGCCTTGGCTAAATGGTTCATGAAAGATGATGCTTGTTGCTGACCCACTCTTGATCGAACCCATAACCAGCGATCGCAGAAAAACCTTTTCGATCGGAGATTGAGCAAATTGAGCGATAATCGACATATTCCGACTTGTGATCGTGCGAAGTGCGTGCGCGTAAAATTGCTTGAACCCCTCTGATTCTTCTGCGGTCGATTCCTCCTTGATTGCGTATTCACAGAACGCCGCGGTAAGTTCATCTGAAACTTTGTCGTCTGCCAATGCCTGCGTAAGATCGTATTTTCCCATGACATCAGTCCTTTCTTGAAAATGACTGTTTCTGTTTATACCGGCTGCTCTGTCTGAAACAGTTCAAAAACTCGCCCGCGAATACTCTTGATCTCGCGCAGGTTGCGAGACGCAAACCGGGCGCGGATGTTTTCGGGTACTTCGATCAATGCGATCTGGGCCAATGCGTTGAATTCTTCCTCGCTCATCGCATCAACGCAGGTGTCGGCGGCGAGCCACCAATCGAGAACGCCACGCTCGGAAAGTTTTTCCTGTGATCGCCGAAACTGTCCCGACTTGTCCGATTCCTCCTGGCGGATGCGCCGATGAATCGCATGAAACCTCTCGGGATCGAAAAAATTCGTGGCGCTGCGAAGTTGAGACATCGCGGCGAGCACGTCCTCGGACTTGTAGCAAGCCCGTTTGAATTCCTTTGTCCAGTGCGCGGCGTGCTCCGGTTCAACAGCGTGAAAAAGTTGCGCCATCTGCGCGGCAGCTTCGGCGGCTTCATTAGCTTCCATGTGCGGCCTCCTGAATCGCTTTGAGGGTTGCGGCTTTCTTCAGTTGCTTTGCGGTGGGTCGTCTGGTCTTCCCTGAACGCGAACCGTTTTCGTTTCCCCCCGGGAAGGGGGGATTAAGGGGGGTATTAAGTTCCCTTCCCTTCCCTTCCATTCCATTCCATTCCATAGGCGCTTTTCCGCAGGCGGGTGCGGGATTGTCGCAGGCAGGTGCGGGATTTGACGAAATAGCCTGTTTTTCAAGGGTTGTTATGTTGTCCGGATGGTCGTTTGGAACCTCTTCGAGCCATCCGATTGCGATCAGACGGGGGATAGCATCGACGAACACTTTTTCGCTCAAACGTGATAATCTGGATAAGCTCGCAGCGTCATGCGGGACGCAAAAAACATCTCCGCAGGCGGGTGCGGGATTGCGCCCGGCACGTCGCAGGACGCCGCGAGGTTCACACTTTGACGCAATTTCCACGATCGCCGTCCACGCACCCAGGTGCGCTGCGCCGTCTTCGTGATCAACCAATTCCGTGTATCCGTCGCCGTCCATTTTGTTCGGAACGGGAACCCAATCGAGTTTCTTCAACTCACGCGTTCGGTTGTTCTCAAAATGAAATGACCAATCCTTGATTCTCAGCATGTCTACGGTTCCTTCCTGATCACTGACAAGCCGCGCCCGAAGCCTTTCGACACCGGGCGGGTGGGGTTAGCGCCTGTTATTCTGCGACAAACCACAGGCGACTGAGGCTCATAACTTCATCGCACCAGCCAACAGCTTCGAGTACGCCTCGGAGCGCTCGCCATCTGACAACTTCGCGAACTGTTTCGGCAGTCGCACCCGGATGATGCGCCGCGCCACATCCTCATCGCATCCGTTTTTCTGGATGATCGCCGCCTTGAACCATTCCTCGTCAGCCTCATTCGGCATCACGTCGGGAAGCTCTGTAAGCACTATCTTGGCAACGCCTCCGCTATTTCCGGCGTCCATTGGTTCGTGGGAGAGTGTTGAGTCGTCAGAATCCTGTGTGTTGCCTGTCGCTGCGTCCTGGGCGGATGGTTCAGAGAGTTCGCCAGTGTCCGAGTCAACAAATTGTTCGGCCGGCTGCGACTGTTGATTGCCCCTGACTTGATCGAGCAGCGCGGTTACACCACTGCGCGGCGGGGCGACATTCTCAACACTGACCACATCATGAATGTCGGTATCGGAATTATCGTGCTCCATTGCTGCGACGAACTTCTCAGTGGAAAGCGGCAACCACTTGGCAACGCGACGGAAGACAGTCTTCTTTGCCATCTCATCCCAGTCGGATTTCCAAGCGCCGATCGCGTTGCCCTGTTTGTCGCTTCCTGCCTTGGAACGCTTGCGGATCTTCTCAATGTCGCTGCACGGCATGAAATCAAACTGTTCGCCGCCGTCTTTGAACTGCACATATGCGTAAGCGCCGATCGGTTCGCCGCGATCACCGGTCAGATTTGGTGTGAAATCGCAGCGGGCATCAGAACCCTTGCGAAATGTAAACGTGTCATTCGCGCAGACGACATCCGCCTCAATCCGCTTGATCTCACCAGTCTGGCGTGCGAGTTTTGCATAGCCGCGGTAGCCGATGATCAGTTGGCACTGCTTCGCCCACATTTCCTGTTCTCGCCCGTTGGCATCCTTCCATTTGATCCTGTTGTTGAACGGCACCGGGTAGGCTTCGCCGAGTGTGCCGGAAAGATCGAGCCCAAGTTCAGCGGCGCGGTTGATGGTTTCAAGAATGCTGGCCTGCGTGCATTGCAGCAGGTCGGGTGTGCGGTTGGCAGCAACGAGCATCGTTTTGATCAGACGCTCTGGGGTGACGTGACGTGGCAGCGCCATCGCGATCCCCTTGCTCTGTGAGTCAAGTAATCCCTTCAACGCGCCGGCCGATCCCACGGGCGCGATCGGGTTGTAAGCCTGGCGAGTCGCCAACTGTTGGCCGTTCTGTTGTGCCGGTTGTTCGATAGTCTGTGTCATGTCAGATTCCTTTTCTGCCGCAAAGCGGCTGGTCTATTTCTCTGCCTTGAACCGCAACACGCGGAAGCTACACGCCTCCACTTGATGCGCCTTGCGGTTCTGTTCCAAGTAAGTGAGTTTCCCGAGGGATGAATGAGCCGCCTGCGCATCACCGAGCGCGTCCAGCAGTTGAACCTTGATCGCCTCCTCTTGATCCTTCGCCATCTTCAAAGCCTCTTTCGCGATCAGCCAATTAGCGAGGATGCTCTGATGCGATTCGTCGAACTGGATGATCTTTCCTGGCACCCGCTTCATCCGCTTCAGGCACTCCATTGACGGCTTGAAATCGTCAGGTCTGATGTCGCGGCGAACATATCGCTCCATGAAATCGGAGCAACGCTTTTCAATCTCTTCGACCAGCTCCCCGTTGCGATCGACGATGTACATTCGGAAGTCGAATCGCTTGAAGCCTGGCACGACGACGGGGACGAACGATGTCAGACAATCGTCGCCAGCAACACACATCTGTTCGTGCGTCTGGATCAGCACCCGGTTGGGTACAGCATCGGTTTCAATGTCGCCCAATTCTTCATCGCTGGCGAAACTCTTTGCCTCAACGACGTAACTGCTGTCATCCGCCAGCCCGTCAAAGTTCGAGGCGAGGATGTTATTGCCGTGGATCTTCATGATGTCGCGGCTGAATCCGGCAATGCCGCCGCGGTTCTTTTTGATCCAGTCGGCCGCGAAGTTCAGAAGTGCTGGTTCGAGATATTGTCCGCGACTCATGGCGTCGGTTTCAGGCTGCTCATCAAGCCGGCCGGTTTTCTCAAGCCAGACATCGAGAGCGGACTTGAAGGGATCGAGTCCGAAGATTGCAGCACAATCAGAACTTCCGAGGAATTTACGACGCGCGGTTCGTTGTTCTGCCGTGACCATCACGCCACCGCCTTTTCTACGCAGCGGGCGTAACCGCAGCGCGGGCAGTGGGATTTGTTGCGCCGATCCTCAACGTGAATCACAGCAAGGGTTCTCGCGCGTTCCGATTCAATCCCGCGAGATCGCAGGTGTTTGAATTCAAGCTCGATTTCCCGGCTGATAAGGATGTTCGGCGGCAACGCAGCATATATGCGCGTGCGCCTGTGGGGACGGTTTGGCATGGACAAGCTCCTTTCGTGCATCGAATTCCCAGCGGGTCGCAACCGCCTTAACGGGATTCAACAGGGAAATAGTATCGTAATGGATACTATGTGTCAACAACAAAATCACCGGCTATCTGATTCTCACTCTCGCAACTGACGATCCGCTTCGCCTTCCAACGTAGTATTGAATCGGGCCGCACAGCCTCCATCCGTCGTCGAACTTGATCCAACAGTGATAGTTCCGCAGCGCGTGGCGGATTCTGCGTTGATTGATTCGCTGGCGTTTGGTTTCAAGGGTTGACTTCATGTTGCACCGCCTGTGTGAATTCGTTTGTTGAGTCGCCGGGCCGCGTATTCGATAGCTCCCATTCCCATCTCTTTCAGCCGCTTCGCGCCAAAGAGATTCACCAGTTCCCGACAGTCGAGTTCCCGGCATACAACCGGCCTGCGTTCATGGATGGTGCAACCGGTGGCACGGTCGAGATAGATGCAATCACCGTTGTCTTTGTGCTTGAGAATGACGCGGCCTTCATACGGTTCGGTTTCGTAAGTGGCTGGATCGTCCCCACACTCGGGGTGCATGAAGATGGCGTCGTTGCGGCAGCACTCGTTACATGAGCCGCAGGGGACGAATCGGGTGGGGCGTTGTTGGACTACAGGCAAGGTCATGGCACACCACCCCCGGCGCCTAGTGATGCGCATAACGACTTGCCTTGGGTTTGCCCGGATTTCGCCGTTTTTCGATGCCATCGGCGCGCAACGCGCAGACGTCGTCTCAGGGTTGAGAGGGTGCGGAAAACACTGGATTTACAGGGGAAAAACGAGAAAGGCCAGGGTGGGATTCGAACCCACGAAAGACGGATTTGCAATCCTAACACCCTGCGAACATTTGTTGTTGACTTTGTGGGTTTTCTTGGGCATTCTCGCATGCGCGTAGCGAAAGCGCATAGCGAAAGTGGAGCATGAACCCAAGTCCCAAGCACAAACTCACGCCCAGCGAGCGCGGCTGGTACAAGCGCGTTGCTGGGAAATCGCGATGGGTTTGCAGCTTCATATCCGCGCCAACCGGCGAACTTGCCGACGCCATATTTGAAGATCGATTCAAGGAACTGGCCCGCCCGAAACCCAAAGACGACGGCGCTCCCAAACTCCTGAAGCTGGTGACGGAGTTTATGGCGATGAAGGTTCGCGCTGGTGCCACGGGAAAGCTGTACGTTCGCACCGTCGCCGAATACCACGAGTCGTTGAAGCTGATGCTTTCGGCAGTTGGCAGCACAGATCCCCGCCGCCTCACTCCAAGACATTTCGCTTTGATCGCCGACGACATTGCTCACTTTGGACTGGATCGCCGCGCCAAGCACATCATCAACATCCGATCGTTTTTCAATTGGCTTGTTGAAATGGACATCATCGCGACCGCGCCCAGGTACGGCCCGCAGTTTCAGCTTCCAACCGCGAAGGAAAGACGGAAGGCGAAGGCTCAGCGGAAGCGCGAACATGGCGGCAGCATGACCTACGATGCGAGCGAGGTCAAACGCATCCTTGCCCACGCGAAGCCGATCTATCGAGCGATGATCCTGCTGGGGCTCAACGCCGCTTACGGTAACGCTGACATTGCCCGGTTGCCCAGGAACATCGTCGGCCGTAGCTGGCTGGAATTCGAGCGGGGAAAGACCGGCGCGGAACGACGATGCAAGCTCTGGCCGGAAACCCGTCATGCGGTTGCCCGGGTGATGAAGTTGCGGCTGCACGTTGATCTTGTGTTTGCCACGCGATTTGGTGCGCCGTTTGTCACCGATAAAAAGCGCGATCAGATAGGGACGCGGTTCACGGCCATTTGCCGTCTGGCTGGCGTTCAAGAGCGCGGGTTCTACGGTCTGCGCAGAACCTTCCGCACTGTCGCTGATGAAACGGGGGATGAGCGAAGCGCCAAGCTCATCATGGGGCATAGCGACCGTCGTGAAGATGTTGGCGGAATGTATATCCATGACATCATCCGTGAACGGCTCGAGCGCGTCTCTGACCATGTGCGGCGGCGGCTTCAAGTTCAAGAATCATACCGACAGGCAATTGAGCTTGAGAAGAAACGCGAGTCCGAGAGGCAGTTGCACGCGCGGGCGATGCGGGTTGCCGCGAATGGGCGACAGAACGCACGTCGGAAGCTACAGGGGCGATCAGACCGTCCGCGATCCATTGCTCAAACACCGGCCGGGAGCAAACAAAGCGACCGCCCAGCTTCCGGCCGGGAATCTGCCCAGCCTGCATGAGCGCGCGGGTGCGATCGACAGACATTCCAAGAATGTCGGCGATTTCGGTTGCGGAGAGGATTGGCTTTGCGGCGGTCATGTTCAAGAATCGCATGGCTGGCTACTCACCAGCAACATGCGACGGGTAGTGGAGTTGATCTATTAACCGACCTTCGCAAATTCCATGACCAACTGGCCGCCTTCGCTCTCCTCGAAAGCGCGGAAGTTGGCGACTTCGATTGCCGCATCCTCGTGACGGCGAATAACCGAATTGAATCCAGTGAGTTCAAAATCGTGCGGCTTGCATCGAAGCTTAGGGCGCCCGATGTCATCCAGTTTGATGTTGTTGAGCTTGTCCAAAACCAATTCGAGATGCTCAAGCTCGTGATCTACCAACGCATCGCGCTGCTTTGCGTGCAAATCCTTCCACCTGTCCAGGTCGATAATCATTCTGGCGTCCGCAGAACCCGCAACGCGATCCTTGTAGCTCATCACCTTGATCGTCGCGTAACACGGCCAGCCATGCAGTTTTACCGCCGATCCTTCATCGTTGGACGCGAGAAGAATCTCGACCGTCACGCCAGCCCCCACCAGTTCGGTGTGATACTTCTGCATCATTGATCGCATCACAGTTGTCTGCGGTGCGTCATCGTCGCACTTCTCGTAGATCGTCGGCATGTCATTCCTTTCATTTTGAAATCACCGGGCCGATGCAAATTCAGAGAAACTACGGCCCGGTGGAGCGAGCCACACGGCCCGCGAAATACTCTCGGCGGGACTCGAACCCGCTGTTGTCCAGATTGAAGGTCTGGTGACTCACCCGTTGTCATCAAGAGCAAAGCGGAACCGGCCTATTCGTGATCAGCCGATCCCTTTCGTGTTTGGCCCTGACACGGATGCAAGCAATGATTCCCGATGTCTGACGCCACGTTTATACGGCACGAACCGCACGTAGCTTTCTCGTCGGAGAGGCGCGAAGCAGATCATCCGCAGTTGATCGCGCTGCCATGACTGTCAACCGGTTTCCCGGCAAAGGGCCTATGGTGTATTCAGTTTTCAAAAGCCCGCTTCGCTACCTTCCCCTCTCGGGGCCTCTCGCGTCACGGGTATAGTTGTCTGCCGCCCGGCGGTTTGGCTCTCACGCGGCGTAGAGACGAAAGGAGGCCACGAAGCGTTTCCGCTCCGTACTTCTCCGCCAGATCACTCACCGGTTAATCTCCTCGAAAACACCGTCGTGACTTTCGACACGACGATGCTTGACCTTTGGAGTCGTAGGGCTCGAAACGCGCCGGACTCTCACCAGCGTCTTGATGTACCGAATCGAAAGGGGATCAACCCCGTGAACCTCAGCGTAAATCTCACACGCGTAAGCATGAGAATCAGCGAACACACCCAGCAGCTTTCGCGGGTCGAGGCTCAAGCACACATAGCAATGAAGCCTCTTGTATTGCTCGGTTGCTGTGGGCATAATCACCTTTGAAAGTTGCACTTCGGTGCTACCTTTCGTGCGGGCCGTCAGGGAATGTCGCAAACGTACCTGGCGGCTCTTTTTCTTTCCCGGAATTCACCGATCCGGGTTCGGGGCCAACCGCAAACGATGAAGGCCCCACGGTTTTTCAAAGCGACGGATCAAAGTCGCGTGACCCGCTCACCATCAAGCACCATTAAGCACTTGCTACCGAGTGACAGAACTTGCGTTTCCACACGCCCTGCGCAATACTTCAAACACGTTTGTCGATCTGAATCGCCTTTAGGTTTCTACCTTTCGTGGGGCGGTTCTTTCGGCAAAAACAGGCTTGAGTTTGGTTGTCGCGACCTGACTCAAGCCGACTTTGTTTTCAAATCTCTCCATATTCGTGGTCATTCACTTCAACATCCGGCGCGAACCATTCCGACAGAAACGCCCACAACATCACCAGCGGGGACAACAGGAGGATCACGATGATCAGCAGGGTTATCGCGAGTGCGTTTGTGAGTGCTTTCATGTGACTCCTACCCTTTCCCAGATTCCCCAAACGGCATAGGAATCATTGAAACGTGTCCGCGATTTCTAATTCCTAAGCGCGAGCGGGGGCGTGTACATTCCTTTGCACTTCCGATTTACGCCCGCCTGCCCAGCCCTGAGAAGCCTGATCGTTGCGGTCGAGAAACTCACGTAATGCCACCCGGATTGTGTCTGAGAGCGGACGGTCATTGTTTCGCTTACTGAAAGCCTCTGCGCGCTCTCTGAGTTCCGGTGGCATCGAAATAGTTGTCGTCGTTCTCATTGAAGGTACATCATGATTACGCCGAGCTTACTTGTCAAGTAAATTTGAACACAGTTTAACTTATTGTGTTAACGCTTGGAGGCGTCAATGGTTATGTTGTCCGCCGTGGAAAAGCAATGGCTTGGCCGGATTGTTGACTTCCACCTGATACGAATACGCGCCGACTCGAATACGCATGACCGCTCCTACCCAAAAAGCGGGTTCCTTCCCGAACACACCATCCACTTTGGCGGTCGGTCTTATACCTAACAGTTACCGGACATTGCAAGGGGAAAATCGCAAAGTGTAGCTACGGGATTTAGGATGACTGGGGACGGATTGTTTGATTTTCGGTGAACGCAGAAGGATGATCTGCGCGAATGACGTGGGCCGATCTGTGGATCATCCTCATCATGCTCATCTGGCCGGGGTTTCCGGTGGCGTGGGTGATTCGGGGATTGTGGCGGACGTGGTGTAGGGAGAGGGACGGGGTGAGGGTGGGGTTCGAGGTGAAGATATGAAATATGTCATGGTGATGATCGTGGCGGTGATGGTGTGTGGGGTGGGTGGGCAGACGACTGCGCCGTCAACGCAACCGGCCGGTGATGTACTGCCGCTGATTATTGCCGCCGTCAAAGCTGGAAACCACCGCGAGGCAATCAAGGCCGGCGAAACATATCTGGCGACATTCCCCAAGGGAAAAATGAAACAGCCCGAGCAAGCCGCCACCGCGCATTGCATCGCCGTTTCATACTTCCGTCTGAACCAACCGCCCAAAGCCCGCGAGTGGATGGACAAGGCATGGGCAGCGGGATTCACCAGTAAGTCAATGGCACTCAACCGGGCGATCATGGACATCAAGCTGCAAGGCACGCTCGTGCGCGGAATGAAGCAACTTGAATCCGCTTTGCCCCAATACGGCGTCGATGAAATTAGCGTCGATGCGTTAGGCTATGCGATCTCTCAGGGAATGAAAAACTCTGTCACGAAACCAGACGCTGCGAAGATGGTCGATTCATACACGCGGTTCAATACACAGCTTGAGGCGACGAAGCCGGGGCAAAAGCACTATGGCAATCAGTGGATGACTGCTGATGAGTATCAGAAGATGATGAATCCGAGATTGCCGTCTGGACAGAATTATCAAGCCGGACTCGCCTACGCGGTGTCTCAGGTTGAAAGATGCAAGGCCGAAGTGAATAAGTGTGCGGCGGCACTGGCGCAAGCAAAAAGAGAAGCAGCGATCAATGGCGGCGGCGACACCTCTGCAGCACAAAACAATCTGTCCCGCGCGCAAGCGGATTTGAAAGCCGCCCAACAATCTGTAGTTAGAATCGAAGCCATGATTCCGCAAGCAACTTTTGCGGCCCCGGTTTCGCTGTACGATCCAGAGCCTACGGTTGTGGCCCGTTAAGTTTCATCTGCCGCGCCTTGCATCCCCCACACCCCGGCTTGCGTCTCATCTTGCGCAGTAGCCACTGGATGCCCGTCCTGTAGGTGATCGCCGCGATGATGTCACCAAGCCCGAGCTTGTATCGTCCGATGGAGCAGAGCCGTTGGCGAGCGTGTTCGATGATGCCTACGCCGTCGATGGTGCAATCGCCACCATTGCGTCTTTGGCATCTGTGGCACACATGAAGCAAGCGTGTTTTCATTTGGTCATAACAACAACCGGAGCGGATGCGCCAGAGTAGTTCGCAGTCATCGAAGTAAATTCAATTTCGGTGATGGTTCCACCGTCGCAATCGCCAACAGAGTAACTAGAGTCTGACAGACCGGACGCCATCAACCATGTGAATGAATCATCTGGCATTTGCTGTGAAATGAGCAATTCAAAACGTCCTACGTTCGCTCCTGTTTTGTAGAAGTACAGTCCGTAATCAACGTAGTTTGACAAGCTGGTAAACGACGCGCAAGACGAGTCGCTGTAATTTGAAAACGTCTTTCCAGGTAGCCAAAACCAGTAGCAGGAATCCGCCGTCACGTCTGGGGAGAGAAGTATTCTGCTGTCAGTTGCATCCAACGAGGTTGTGCATTTCAGTGAATTTACTCCAGCCGGATGCGTCGTGGTTGGAACGATGCAAGTTGACGAATCTACGCCGCTTGAAGCGGTTGTAATCGTCCATGTTGATCCGTCGCTGATGTCGCAGCATGTAGTGTATCCGCCGCACCCCTTGCTCAAATGCCCCGTCGATGTTTTCAGCAGATGCCCGGACGCGCCTTTTTTCAGGTGCGCCATCGACAGCACGGACGGCATACGCCACCACGGGCCAGATCGGGGTTGCCAGAGTTTCGGGGTGGGGATCGCGAGCATCAGCAGTCTTCAGGCGAGTCGATGGTGTATCTGGTTTCGGCACTCACGGCGATCAAGAGGCCGGTCGAGTCATGGCTTAGCTTTCGAGCAAATCCGTACAGAATCTCACCCGACGCATGATCATAGACCGTCCTTGATTGCATCCATACATCAACAGGTGTTCCATTAGTCGCGCGTGACCATGAATCAGTGGCGGCGGTTTCTGAGCCTTCAGACGACGAACCAATGACTGTTGGCGATGCAGTAGAACCCGCTGGTGCGCCGATGATGATCCCGATCTCAAGCAGCCCGATCGACACGCCCGTGCGGATCACCCCCACATATTCACCGTCGTCGATAAGGTGAGTCGATGCACCCGCTTCGGCGGTGTTGATGAGGATCATTGAATCCTCGCCATCGTCTTCAAGAAGATCGGCCGGCGCGGCTGGGTCACCGGGATCGAATGTGCCGGCGTCGTTCACGCGCACGCGCCGTGCGGCATAGATTCCACCGCCCGTGGCCGGGTTGGTGATCTGGCAAAGCAAAATCAGCTTGCCAAGGTGGGGATGATCGCCGCCAGTGGACGGCATGACGCCGCTGGCCGAGTTCACCTGGTCGATGATGCCGTGCAAGTCCTGCGAACGGGCGAGCTTGCCGGATTGCGGCTTGTCGTTGTAGCCGATTTTTGAAAACGGAACGTATGCCATTATGCGAATCCAAACAGGAGCTCGAAGGGAATGACGTCATAGGGACAGGCGCGCACAAAGCCGTTCGTGCCGCCGCCAAGAACCGTCATCGGCGTGTAGGTCATTCCGGCAATGGAATCGATCGCAGCTTGTGAAACCGGTGCAAATCTCCCGGTGGCAGAATTGCGGAGAACGCCGAAAACTGACCAATCTTCGTTCGTTTTTGTGACCGCCAGCATGTCGCGCATGTAGTAACCGGCGTATCGGGAGATGGATGTCCTGAATCGCATCAGCCGCCAGTAACCGATTTCCAGCCCGCGCCATGTGTCACTGTTGCAGAAGTTCACATACTGATCGTTCAATTCGCCATCCGGTGAACCGTACATCAGTGCCTGAACACTGACCGCCCGCATGGCCCGGTCAATGCCGAACGTGATGAAGTCTTCCTGAATGCTCAGTCCCGAGGTCGCATCCGTGAATGAGCATCGAATCGGCTGGCGGGTGCCTGGCATGATGTTCGTCTGATATGAGCCGATGTAGCTTTCGAATGTGATGAGATACGCCGACGCAGGCCCACCTGGGTTGAATGTCTCATAGACCAACTGGACTCGCACGGAGTCGGCCGAGACGCCACGAACCAGAACACGATTGAACTTCAGATCAGGGCGCGTGGGGTGTACCTGTCCAGCCGTGGGCATCCCGGCCAATGTCAGCACCGAGAACAACAGGTCGGCAGGATCGCCGGTTGTCGGCAAGCCGGTGATGAGCGCCCCGCGCGAGTGCCGCGCCACAACGCCGATCACTTCGAGCGCGGAATCTTCAACGGTGTCGAATAGGATTTCGGTTGCCATGGGTTATCTGTTTGGAAGGTCGATTTGATGAAATGGGCGTGGTGCTACAGTCGGCAAATCCTGCGTATCTTTCCGGTCTTACAATCTTCCTCTACCGCTATAGTCACCAGTTCGATTATGCTTCCCGCCCGTGGAATCCTGCGCCAACTGCAACCGGCCGATCGGCAACCTTGAAACGCCTCATCTGTGGCAGGGGAATGTCGTTTGTCCAGAGTGCCATGCGCGGCTGTCCAGCCTGCCAGCCGTCGATTCTGCGGCGTCGGGCGGGACGACGAACCAGACGATCAACTTCAATAAGATCGACGTGCAGGCGACGGGGGACGCGGGGGAGCGGGTTTTCTACAACTCCCCGGATATTGTTGTGACAAATCGGCGGTTGATCGCGTTTGGAACGACGTATCCGGTAAATCACATCACGTCGGTTTCTGCGCAAACAGTTCCCGTGGATAAGTCCGGGCCGGTCGGGCTTTTGGTTGTGGGAGTCATTGCGATCATCGGGGCGATCGGTGCATTCGTGTACGCCAATGAACAAACCGGAAATCAAAGCCGTCCGAGCGCATTCGGTTTTGCGAACTGCGTCACGATCGGCGCTTTGATTATCTTCATCCCGTCTCTGTTTTGGGTGATCGCGCTATTCAAAAGGTCGAAACAGTATCAGGTTCAAATCACCACGTCCGCACATCCTGTGGTAATCACCACTGGAAAGAGTCGGGATTTTGCAACCGCAATTGCAAGGCACATCAACGATGCAATCGGATCGTCACGCTAAAGGTTCTTGATCGCGTCCAAAATCTGATCGGCCAGCGTTTTCAGTTCCTTCATCACCGCCGTGGGATCTTCCTGATCGCGCGGGTTTTGAATCGAGAGATTGCGCAGGTCATATTCTTCACCGCGAAACGCATCAGAGTAATTCTGTTTCAGCAGGGACAGTCTCGCCACGCCTTCTCGCCCAGCGTTTCGAGCGCCTTCCCTGTCACCATTCCGGAGTGACGTTGTAACGTCCTGCAAAGCACCGCCTGCAATCAGTTCGCCTTCAGCGCCGTAGGGGTCACGGGCGAGTGATCGGCCGAGTGACCGGATTCGTGTTTGTTGTCCGCGATGGATGTCGCCCAGACTGTCGCCGCGTTGCTGAATCGCTTCGGCCCTGCTACCGAAGAACCTGGCCTTTCTCGCCCACCGCTCGGGACTAAATGACGACATGCCTTCGGTGTCACTGTCATAGCCTGCCTGCAATCCGGTCAACACCGATCCGAACGGATCACGGCCAATGCGTTGCCCGCTCGAAACCATATCCGCCTTGCTCTCGATCCATCGTCTAGAGTTGGCGATATTTGCCTGTTGCAAATCGGCCGCACGCGCCCCATTGATGGATGCGACCCGGCCTGCGTGGCCCGGCTGGCTCGCGTCCAGATTTCCGATAACAGCGTCGGCCGACGCGTTGATTCTTCCAACCGCGCCGCCGTAGGAAAACCCGGCCATCGCGCCCAATGCGCCGCCGGTTGCAGCATTGGTCATGGCGGATGCGTAGGTATTGGATCGGAGCGCCGTCGCAAATTCGGCCTGCCGTTGTTCAAACTGCGATGATCCAAGTGCCGACATTGCCATTCGGCGAGCGCCGCCCGGCAACAGTTTTGTCGCGCGATCCATTTCATCCATCGAATTCGCGTGATCCTGCTGCATCACCATCATGCCGGATTCAAAGGCGCGATTCTGTCCGCGCGAACGCGCGGCGTCGGCGGCGATGTAGTTCGTGTCGGCATCGCGGCGGGATTGGGTGATTGCGAATGCTTCACTCTCGCCAGCCAGTTGTGCTGTCGAGGAACGGAGATTGCCGACGCCTGCTTGCCCCCTGGCTTCCGGCGTCATCTGGGCAATTGAATCGTCAAGGGCGGAAACGGATTCTCTGGCCGACGCGATATTTGCAGAGTATCCGGTGAGCCTCACCCGGCCCATTGCCCGCACAATCGCCCGGGATTGCGTGTTGGATTCGTCGCCAACCTTTGCACCAGCCGCATCACGCTGAGCCAGTTTTGCCTGATCGTATTGCGACCATCCCTGAAACACGTTGCTGAATGTGAGCGAATTGAGAGCACTGCCCACATAGAGCCCCATCGGATTGCCTTCTGATTGCGACACAACCGACGATGCCCGATCCAAGTTGGACGATGCCCGCATGAAGTAGGTTTGGGCATTTTCATCGGCGACCCGCCTTCCAAGCTGACCAACACCGTATGCCGCCGACGTGATTCCTGCTGCATAAGCCGCCGGCGACCCTGTAAAGAATCCTGATCGCGCCGCGGCGCTCGCCCTTGCTGCGTTTTCCGCTGCGTTGATAGAAGACCCTGCAATTCGTTCCTGTAACGCCAATGCGCCAATGTCCGCGAGGCTTGGCCCATGCAAGTCATTCACACCCAGCCCGGCGCTGGCGAGGATTTGAGACGTGGATGGAATCGACGAATGGCGAGCCACTGCCGCATTCGTAAACACGCCGCCTACAAATGGCGTCACTGGCGAATGCACAATCGTCTGCGGCGTCGCCCGGAATGCGATCTGCTGCTGTTGTGCCATCGCAGGCCCAGACGGCCCGGACGATGGAAGCATGACGGGCGCGGATCCACCTGTGTACGGCAATCCAGTGCCGCCGCCCAGCGTTGAAGCCTCTCCCGGTGGAGTGATCGGCCCGCCGGCATTGCCGCCAAACCTGATCTGAATCGGCCGTGACTGAACATCCGCGGCGAACTTCTCCCAGTCCGCGCGCACGTTCCCGATGTTGCTGGAAAACTCAATTCCTAATGATGCGATTCTGCTCATGCTATTTCTCCGGCCACAGCGTCGGCCGTTTCTTCTGGTCAAGCATCTTCTGCATGTTGATCTGCTCTTCGCCGCTCATCGCGCCGCCTTTTTCCAGCCGCATAATGAGGGGAATCAACCTGTCGCGGTATTCAAGGAAGGATCTGAGGGTGAGCTTGCCGGGATCGATGCTGAAGAATCGCCGGATGAGGGCGGCGTCAAGGTTCCAGTCTCGCTTGTCGCGCTGGCGTCGTTTGTACCAGCGCTGCTTTCCAAAGGGGGCACGCTCGGTTTCGTGTCTTTGGGGATGAGGGGACGATAGACAATTTCGTCCGTGATGCGAGCGACGACATGAGGCTCGATGATCTTGAGAAGCGGTTTCTTATCCGGATCAGTGATCGCATATTCGAGCAACCGGACAACACCTTTGGCCGTGCGGGTCAGTTTCGCCATGACTTCGTACAGGTCAACGTCTTCATCCTGTGCCCGACGCAATGCGACGACTCGCTCACCGGGGTTAAGCGTCTTATCCGCGGCGACGATCTTCTGTGCTTCCTTGAACCGTTCATCCTTCAGTTGATTGCAGAGGATTTCCCAATCCTCCATCAACATCCGGCGGAACGAAACGACTTCGCCGCTGATGAGTGTTACATCAAGCGGCGGTGAGAATGTCTCTAAAAAGCTCATGTTCTATTCCTTTTCGATTGCCTCAATCACGCTATCAAGAATGAGGTCTTCAACGGCTTCCAGTTCCATCCCGAAGATCGGGCGATCCAGATCGTTTTCGAGTGGTTCTGCGTAAATGACTTCGGTGAAAACGGAGGTGCTGACTTGATCGTTGTCGGTGATGGATGCACTTTGAATGTCGGCGTGCAACTTGCCGGTATCTTTTCGCGGTGATTCGCCACGCTTCGAACGAATCTTCGTTGATCCACCCTTCGGCCCGATCTTGTAGCCCACCGGGACGGAGATTCGATCCTGCACATCCGATACGATCTTGCCCGCTGCAACTTCATGCGCCCGCAAGATCGCCGGAAGGATGTCTTCGAAGAGTTGTTCGGCCGGAACTGCCATCACTCGTCAACAGGTTCAGGCGCAGCAGCGGCCAAGAGTCGCCCGGGTTGACCATCGGTCATTTCTTCAACGGTCTGATTGCCGCCCGCGATCAAAGCCGCATCGTGCGCGGTTTTCAGGGCTTCCATCTTTTCAGGCGAGGACAATTCAACAATGTCGATCGCTGGATCGAATGTCTCATTGTCGGGATTGTTATTCACGATCCGCGCGTATGCCAGCTTGGCCTTTTCCAGACCCAGTGCAGACCATCCCGCGCCATGGAACACGCGCGTGGGGTCATCCTTGCGGCGGAAGGTGAAGTGATAGTAATTCTCGGTGTTGAACGCCATGATCGCTCCTATGCGGTGAGTTGTGAAAGCCTCGGACGAATGTTGATAGCCAATGCGAATTCAGCCACCGTCCGAAAAACGTGGCCGGTTTCATCGTTCTTTTTGTCTGCCCGCTTCAGGTCGATCTTGAAGCCGTTCACCCATGCGTTCAATCCAAGCCGTGGCCCCACGCTCCACAGGGCACGGTTGACGTAGCTTTCAATGGGCGATTGGGCGCCCAAGTGGATCTTGTCATAGATGAGCTTGATCGACGCCGTGAGCGAGCCGGGAACGCCGTGATCGCACGTTGTCGTCGTGTAACTGGCGGCGTTCATCCCGAAGGTGTTTGGAACCTGAGACGGCGGGGAGTTCAGTGATTCACTCGTGATGCGAACGATGCAGCACGGGTAATCCGCTGGCTGGCGTTTCAAGTCAGCCCTCGCCTGATATTCCTTGTCGGTTTGTTTCAACCGATTACCAGCTTTGACCGCTGCTGCGAAGTCATCATCGGCTTCGAGCAGCGACCAAATCTGATCGTGAAGGGTGAGTGCAATGTCGAGTGCCATTATGCGGAACGTCCGATGAGAACCACGTCGTAGAGCGGTGTGCCGGAAGCGGAAACCACCTTCAGGTTATCCGTCGAGCCGTTCGCCACTGCGATTGCGGGATCGGCCTTGCGGACGATGAGATCAAAACCACCGGGACTGATCGGGTTGCCGACGACGATGACGGCATTGCTGCCGCCACCAACCGTAATATTGATCGAAGCGTCCCGGTTGATTATGAGCATCACGCACAACTCGACGATGCTGAACGACGATTGATCCGGTTGCAGCAAGCCGCCGCCGGATAAATCCATCGTGTCACCGCCTGTTGATGCAGACCGTTGAGCAACGTAGCACCGATCCGCCTGGTTCGCAGACGTCCCGGTTTGAAATGTCAGCCCGAAGTTTGCCAGTTGCGGCGCGAAGTTGCCCAGCGCCGCCACCAGTTGCGGGGTGACACTGACCGCCACGCCGGTTGTAAGGGTTGTAGCCACGAATCAACTCCAGTTCTTGCAGAAACGACTTACGCCACCACCCACGCCGAAGTAACAGCGCCGTCCGATTCGCCCGACAGGGTTCTGTCAGACATCGCGGCGGCGCGCATGCCTTCTGAGTCGTTGGAAACATGCCCGTTGAAGGTGAGCGTGCATCCGGTGTGGATGGTCATCACGAACGCAACGGCGGTTGTACTTGCCATTGCGGCCAGAGGGTCGGAGTAAGCGTTGCCGGTTGAGACGTAGCCCGCGAGGGTGAATAAAAGCTGCTTCATTCCCGGCCGACGCGAACGCCAGCCGGACGTGCAGAACGTGGTGGCTTCGAGCATCTCGCGGCCGATGCTGAAAGCCATGTATCCGAAAATGCACTTGACCGAGATCGTCGCGATTGTGAAGTCGCTGGCCGCGGCTGTGCCGTCCAGTAGAGCGAGAGCCATGATGGTTCTCCGGTGAGTTGTTTAAGAAAAACCCGGCGCAGGAGGAATGAACCTGCGCCGGGGGCGAAGCGAACACAGATCAGGCACAATCGCCGAACATGAAGGCGTTGGGGGATTTGATCGCTGGAACCGAGTAGTTCGCGACGATCACCTTGGCCGCAACGGGATCGGCGTTGAACACGGTGTAGGCATGAAGCCCGTACTTGATCGGGAACGCGGCCGACAGTGATTCAGCAGACAGGATCGCCTGCTGCATCGCTGTTTCACTGGTGATGCCAGCAGGGGCCGGAAGCCCGCACTGGATGAATTCATACCAGGAGTCATCGCCCGGAGGTGGTGAGAACGCGAGGTAGTTATCACCCGCCCAGCTTGTGGCCGTGCCTGCCAGAACACTTGTGGCATTCTCGACCGGATGCCATCGCAGTCCGAGCGTTCCATCGGCGATTTCGCCGGAGTCGGTGAATTTGTCGCGGAACATCGGATTGCGTTTGAGGTATTCCTGAAAGCTGGTGTTTTTGGCGAGGTATTCCGGGATGTTCAGCCCGTAATAAACATCAGTCACCGGGAACCCGAAGTTCTTGGCCTGATACTGCTTCACGCCACGAACCTTTGTGACGATCGCGGTTGCAGCCGATGACCAGTCGCCGATTGCATAGGTGCTGCCGGCACCGGCCGTGGTGAGCAGATTGGCAGTAGGCACACCGTAATCAATCGTGCGAACTGGTGAACTTGAGGAAGTCTGAAGGGCACCAGTGTCTGCGACCCAAATCTTCCCCTTCGTGACTGCCGAATGCACGGCGTTGGTTTCCAGCGAAACAAAACGCTCCACGAAGTTCTTGATCTGCTTCTGCAATTCTGCCTGCGCGTTCTGTTGAACGACAGTGTTGTTGAATTGCAACGCCTGAATCATTTCCAGCGGGATCATGTAGTTCTCGCGGGAACCGATTGCCACAACCTTCTTTTCCACCGAGTTGACGCCGGGCGCGACGTTCGACGGTGCATCAGGGTTGGTGACTTTCGCGGCTTCGCGCGATCCGCTGGTGACGTCCCACTTTACCGCGGTGCCAACGGGTTTGTTTGCGCCGGGAGTGTAGAACGCCGCCGGAAAGGGCCGGAGAAGTCCGGCTTTCACGGCGTATGCCTGAGCGAGTTTCGTCAGTGCATCGCCGTAGAGATAGTCCATCAAATTTGCAGTTGCCATGAGTAAATCTCCAAAACAGAGCCTTGCCTATCGAGAGGCAATCACGCTGAGTGAATGGTTGAAAGAGTGAATCAGCGATCGTCGCTGAACGTGAATCCGGAAGACGCCTTGAGTGCCGTCTTGAGCCAGGTCTTGAGCGAAGCGTCGGACGGATAGTTGACGATCTGGTCAACATTGATGTCGGCGGTTCGCAGAAGCTGAAGCGACTGGTTGAGGGCCGAACCGTTGATGTCCAGAACATCGACGCCGTACTGCTGCGACAGGACTTGCAATGGCGTTTCCGATCCGTCTGTCGGTGCGATGATCGAAGACGTCACGAATCGACCGTCAACACCGGTTGTGGTGCGAACCACAGTTGCAGATGTAGTCGAGGTTGGGAACGTGACAACCGAGATCATTTCAGTCGGCTGCGGAAGCGCGGTGTAACCCGTGCCCGAGAAGGTGAAGGTCAACGCCGTGTCCGGTGCCGCGCCTGTTGCCACAATGCCGCCTGCCACACCAGTTGCAGCATCAAGAGCGGTATTGATCGATGCAAGGTAGGTTGCGTCGGTGGCGTTCCAGGTGATCGCATCGGTTGTGACCATCGTTCCGTTCGCCAGTGGCACACGCAGACGCAAAGTGCCGCCGGTGGCCGCCGCACCAAAGGTGAGGGTTTGAACCTCATTCACGCCAAGTGCCGTGATCGTGACGGTTGTTGCTCCCAGCGCGGAATAGGTCGCAGTCATCGTGCGAACCGTGCCGGCAGCCGTGGGCGGGCCGATCAGCTTGAACGTTCCGGTTGCGCCAACGCGCCGCGCCAGTTCGGTTGAAACTGCGGCGGGGATGTCCAGAACGGTTTCGGTGCTGTCCAGTGCTTCACCAGACAAGCCGATGATCGACGGGGCATAGTTGCCGCCGCTGGTGATCTTGCCGAGCACAAGCCCGGCACGAAGGATGCTCACAGTGTCATTGCCGGGATCGCGCGAGGCGGTGCCGTCAATCTGTGCGAGCGAGGGAAAGTAAGTCGGAGTCCCGCTTTTGAAGACGTTCCGGGGCGCAATGGAGCGGCCGGTGTACAGGGCGGGAATCGTGGGATAAGCAGTTGCCATGGTTAAAACCTCGTGAAAGTGTGAATATGAACCGAGTTTTCTTCGGAAGCGGGATTACTTCGCGCCGGTCAGTTGTTTGATCGTCGCGTCGTAGGGGTTGACCGGCTCCTTCGCGTCTTCCTTGCCGGGAATCTGACGCGACAGAAGGATTTGAGCGGCCGTCTTCTCGCCACCAGTCGCGGCGCCAAGTTTTGCACCATCGAACAGGTTGATCAGGAAGTCTGCCAACCGTTCATTGCCGGTGTCGGCGTGTCGAGACAACAGGAAAGCCGATGCCTTCCCGTCTTTCTTGACGACAGCCTTGATCTTGTCACCAAGGAATTTCGGCATATCGCCGCGTCCGATGGAAAGATCAATGCGGCCGATGGTCAGATCGGCGCGATCCAGAAGCATTTCGGGATCGGGTTCGTTTTCCGTTGTGGTACGGCTGAGTTGGGTGACGCGAGCGTTGGCGTTCTCCAAGTCCTTTTCAATCTTCTCGAAATCAGACTTGGGGCGTGAGAGTTTGGCGGATTCGCCCAGTTCGTTGATGCGGGACAGCAGTGCATCGACTGCGTTATCGGGGGTCAGTTCTGCCGGAGTTTTATCACCAAGCAAAGTCTTGATCGCCGCTGTATTTTTGTCGTTAAGCTTCATTTCTGAAACTCCTGTTGAAGGTAAGGGTGCGGAAAAAACGAATTCATTACCGTCTGCCGTCGCACCCCGTGAGGCGGCAATCGCGGGTTCTACATCTCCAAGTCCCGCACATGCCGGGTCTACGACCATGGCAACATGGTCAATTGCGTTGGTGTATGTGTTGCCAGCGCCGTCGCGAAGGTTGCGACTGACGCCAATTGATAATTCAGATCGTGATGCAGTCTTCAGGGCATCTTCGCCAATCAGCTGCATACCGATTTTGAGTGTGTCGCCTTCGCGCTTCATGGCATACACATAGCCACGATTCATGTCGGCGGTGATTCGCTCCCCAAGAACTGGGTGGCGATGGGGCATGAACACCTTCACGCCCCGTGATTTCATCTTGTTGAATTGCGAAACGTAGTTGTCCAGATCGTCGGGTTTGATCTCTACATTCTTTCCATTTGCATCAACGTATTTCCCGATGCGCACTGCCTCACGCGAACGATAGAAGCAAGGGACGCCTCCAATGTTCAGCGGCTGATCGCCGGGGCGGGATAGTTTTTTACTTCGAGCGCCGGTGCAACGGATGAAAAAGAATTCGCTCATTGAATCACCAGAAACTTCCACACCGCCCACACTTGAACGACATGCCACACGTTATCGACGACGATGATTGACCACGGGCCAAGCGGCGGTTGCATGAACTTTTCCTGCCGGTTGAACTTCATCCACCACGCTATGATTTGCGTGCGATCCTGAACGAAGTGAACCACCAGCAACACCAGCCACGGAATCCAGCCCCACGATGCAAACAGACAAACGGATGTTGCCCACAACAGGCAGTGAACCGCGCACGGGATGCTGGACTTCTTTTTGTTGAGGGCCATCCAGTCGTTCTGCAACAGGTAGTCGCCGACAAGATGCCCGATGAGTGCGAGAAGTAGAGTCATTGCAACTTCCCGCGCGTCACTTCAACCCGCCCGTGCAGGCGCTTGACGATCACTCGACCGTTCGATTCGGAGATAATGGTTCGCCCGTCAACGACAGAATGCTCGTAGACATCCGCCCAGCCTTCACTCTCATCGAACTGGAAGCAGGCGTGATAGACTTCTTCGCCGTTTACCTTCAGGCCGGTCACATACCGATCGGTGTCGGCCAGCATCATGTTTTGTTCGACGGTGAAGATCACTGATAGCTCAAAAACTTCCGCTTCAGTTCCATGAACTTCATCAAGTCCGCCGGCGTTGCTTCCGGCCGCTGCACGGTTGGCTCATTCGCCAGTGCCGAGCTTTTCCACACTTCCACGCGGCAAGATCGACAGCCGAAGTGATTTGGTGGCGTGAATCGCAGCCAGAACGGATCGCCAACAGGTGCACGGGTATCGTCGAGCTTGCGGCAGCACTCGGTAGTTTTATTGTCGAGAATCGCGCTGTATCGGAATCCCCAAAGTGCGTCTGCAATCTCTGGAGTCTTCCAACCCTCCCCGCGCCCGTTCTCATAAGCCGTCGTGACACTCGAATTCACCCACGTTTCAACGCGAGATTGAAACTGTGGAACAAGCCCATTGCGTCGAAAGATGTATCTCGCCGCCGCCTCATACGCTCTCACGCCATTCGGATCAGCCTTGATCGACGGCGTTGAAAACGGATGCTGCGACAGTGCCTTGTGAGACAGCAGGGACGGCGCTGGCGGCGAAGCTGGATTGAACGCAGCCGGGAAATCCTGTTTCGTCACCAGATCAAAGATCGACTTGCCCGCAACCCGAGCCGCGCGGAGCTCATGCAGGTCAGCCGCAAGTGGTGTCGCCAAGCCCTGTACCATCTTGCGAGCAACGGGAAGGTAGAACGCGAAGATCGCCCGTTGTTCATCCTCAGACAGCAGGCCCAGCAGTAACAGCAATGCCAGGAGCTTCTTTTGATCGTCTTCCTCTTTCGACAGATTGATTCGCTTGCCGAAATGCTGGCGAGCGTTCAACAGCGTGCGCCGCCGTCCCATGAGGTCAGCATTCACCAGCATCATTTGAAACAATGGCACAAGCCCAGCCTGCCCGATGCTTGCATTGCCCGTGAGAACATCGACAGCCGCCTGCGCGGGATCATGGCCCAGCCGGACAGCATGAACCGCGTGCATCATGGCTTGACGGCCCACAGTTGCGGCGCGTCGGATTGCAGCGGGTTCGATGCGTTGGCGGTCGCGTTCGATGCGTCCTGCGTTGGATTGAATGGCGGTCATGATTTCGGGATGTCTTCCCACTCACTCACGGATTCAACGGTCAACTGCAAACTCAGTGGATCGATGGTGGCAGTTGCACACTTCACCTGAATGACGGTCTTGCCATCGGACTCGATCACGCGAATGTCTTTGACGAATCTCATAGCAGTGAAATATCCGTTCGCGATCCATCGGCGGCAGAGAATACGATTGAATCCGCCGTCGCCTTTTGTCCCTTGAAATCACTGCGGCCAAGATACTTTTGCCCGACACCCGGCTTGACGTATGCAATGGTGACGTGCGGGGCGTATTTTGGGTGCGTATCGGTGCAGGCAACACCGTCGCGAATCATCGCATTAAGCGATACAAGATCACGCGACTTCACCCGCACGATCACAACATCAGAATCACGGTTTGCATCGGCCGGGAACACAGCAACGCTGCCAAGTTCGAATTTCACTTCGCCGGTTCCAGCAACCAGTTCGGCAATCGCATCAGGCGTGTTGTCATGGATGCCATACTTCACGGTCACATGCGGTTCGGTTTCGCGGCCATCTTCAGCAAGTTCATCGTCGGGGATGCTGTTGCCGAACATCAGCAAAGACTCTTTCAGTGTCCCCAGTAGATTGATTTGCGTCGATGCGAATGAGTGCGGGCCGGTGGACAGCCGGATAATCTCCCGACTCAGATTCTTCGCGTCTTCCTTCTCCTGCGCCGGTGATTGCGTGGGATTCTCGCCAGGCATCCCCTTCGGTTCGATGTCCGCCGGGAGATCGAGATCGAATTCGTCCGCGCCTTCCTTCAGCTTGACGCCGGTGCGCTGCGCCCAGCCTTTCATGTCGATGCGTTCAAACAGTTCGGCCGACACCCGTTGATCCTTCAGCACGGCGTCAAGAATCTTCAGATCCACAACGCGATTCTCATCGACGATCGGCGTGGCCTTCAGTTTGACGGTTCCCTTGGCTTTCGGGCCGTAGTTCTCAATCAGCACACGGTCAACCGATTGCTCATTCACTTCGGCCAGGATGTCATCATGCACCTGTTCGCAATCGGAGTCGCCCAGCCCCTGATGCGTCTCTGAATCCGCGCGCGAGCCTGATGTAGTCGCCTGCAATAGCATTCGTTCCGGCTTGCACCACGCGCGAACCATCAACGCATCGTAATAGGCGAGCTTTTCGAGAATGGCTGATTGCGCGGGCCCACAGTTGCCGGAATCCACGAAGCCCCATGACCAAAGGGATTGCTTGGCGAGTTCGGGCGCCATGCGCAGATCGTCAACCATCATGCCGCTGTGGTTCGGGAACACGACGCCTTGCCCGCGAGCGATCGACGAAACCAGGGACTGCGCGGCCACGAAGTTGCTTACTTCTTTACCGGTGCTGTCGATCATCGTCCCCTGCGGATACCCGACGTGCGGGACGGTTCCAGCGGCCTTGTTGTCCAGCTTGAATCCGGTGTCATCCACCGCAAGGTGATTCGCCCACCAGCGACGGCAACGCTCCATGCGAGAGAAGCCGTAGTAGTTGTCACCCTCTTTATCATGCGAGTAGATCAGCAGATCGCGGGGTTCAAGATCAATCTCCTGATTCTGAATCTTCACCAGTTCGCCATGACCATCGACATAGATCGCGCACAAGTCCTGCAAGAGTGATTTGAACTTGACCGGCACAATCGCGCCGTCATTGTCCACACCCCACACTTGCTCCATTGATGCAAAGCCAAACAGCAACCCGCGCAACATCGACTTGAGGATTCGGACGCGCTGCGGGAGAAACGTTTTCTCAATCAGGTCAGATGCGCCGGTGGGAGCATCTTCGCTTTTCTCAACCGCCCAGTCCGACGAAAGGATCGGGCAGAATGTCGCGGCCATCGCCAACACCAGCGTCGGGTGCAACGCCATAAGCCGGTAAGTTTCATAGGTTCCCGCCGGCGGCGCATCGAATCCACCATTGACGGGGCCAGTTGTTCCAATGCCGCCAAACGGTTGCGACGATGATCCGTAATCGTTCTTGCCGTCTGAAACAGCAGAACCATAGCGAGCGTTCTGCCACGCGCTCCAGAATGGTGTGACAACGGAACTTCCAAGCCCGGCGATACCGCCCCATCCTGCGTACATGAGCGAGCCGATGAAGCCGCGTGACTGCTGTTTTGTCTTGGATTGTGCTTCGGGCATTAGTGTTTCAAATCAAACAGAGGCGAATCGTGCGGGCGCGGGCCGGTCGGAACGTATGGGCATCAGCCAATAGATTCGATAACCATCGGCGTCGGATGCGTGAGACAGCTTGCGATCTTGCTTGCCGATTTCATTGCCGTCCCACTTCAGTAATTTCATGTCGTCGATCAGTCGTTCGCATCGCGGGTGAATCTTGTAGCGAACCTTTCCCGCCATGCTTTTCAATGCGCAGTTCATCGAATTCACGCGGTCGCACACCAGCGGGTTGCTGGATGCGATCATAAACCGTGCTTTCACTTCGGGCAGATTGGCTTTGAACCACGCCGTAACGACTTGCCACGCGCTTTCGCCGGTTGCCTCGAATCGTCCGCTGCCAGATGCGTCACCATAAACCAGCAACTCCGGCCACTGCCAGCCGCCAAGCGTGGCGATGAGCACCTTGAACGCATTCAGCATCTGCAAGGCGCTCATTCCTTTGGCGTGAAGCTCATGCACCGCCGTTGCGATGTCCTGGCCGGGGAAGTGCTGGCCGACAATCCCGTGCATCCCCGGCGAGATGTTGAAGTCCATCGACAGGTGCAAAGGGAGCGATTTATCAAGTATCAAGTCAGGCTGCACGTTGTCATCGTAGACAAAAGCCCCGTACACCTTGCCGCCACGGAAGCTCGCGGCCTTGCCCTGAATGTACTGCTCGCCAAGTTCAGCAGTAAGTTGTCCGGCGATGTCTTTCGCAAACTCAACACCAGCGGGATTCTCGAAAGTGCCGGCGCGGTAGAGAACGTGTTCCGGCTTCGGCTTTTCCTCGAAGTCACGATAGACGGCAGTGTCATCGCCTTCATGCGTGAAGGTCATATTGAACTGCATGATCCGCACATTGGTGCCGCGGATACGCCCCTTCACCTGGAGCATCGGATCCCGGCGCGGATTGTCGAGAGATACCATCCACCGCGCCACTTCGTCACCCCAAGCCTGTCCCACAGAGAACGAGTTGATCTTCTCTGGCGCTTCGGCCGATCGGACATACACGAGTGACGGCCGGGCCTTTGTTCCGAACTCGGGAATCACAAACCAGTGTTTTTTTGGATCGGCTACAAACTCGCAATCGATCCCCATTTCCTGAAACGCCGCTTCGATCTCGGGGATGTTCTGTGCCCGTGCAATCTGATAGTCCTGGGCAACCATCAGCGAGTTCACATAGGTGGCATCGTCATTGTCATCCACGGCGTTATGCGCGTGAATGTTTGCCATCTTGCGAGCGCCCGCCCACGTCTTGCCCGCATACCATCCACCCGCCAGCGCGCAATACCGATGATCGTAATCCTCCATGAAAGCCTGTTGACCTCCCACGTTCGGGATGAACAGGTTCTCATCTTCAATCAGGCTTATCATCAGGCTTCTTTTTCACGATCCGGCGAATCTTCACCACCTTGTCGGTGACGATCACATTGTTGTCATTCAGCAGGCCATGCAGTTTCAGGAGCATCGCAAGTGCTTGTGTGCGATCGTGCAGTTTGATGGTGCGTTTGATCGTTTCAATCTGGGTGTCGCCAACCTTGATGCCTTCCTCGCGATACTCTTTGATCTGCCCCAAAGCGCCGGCGGCCGCTGCCTTCGCGAAGTCGATTGTCGCGTTGCCTTTTTCATCCACGCTCACGAAGTTCTGCATGGACGATTGAGCAAGGTCGACAAGTGACGCCTTGGCCCATTCAGGTGTTGCCCGCTTGGCCGCGAAGGCATGGGCGATTGCCTCCTGAATGTTAGGAATTGTCAACAAATACGAAGCGGTAGAACGCAACGCATTACTGTTTTCCGACGCATAGCCGGCAAGCTCAGCGGCCTTTGAAGCATTACCACACGCGGGGCCGGTTATCGCCTTGACGAACTCAGATTGCCGGAGAGTGAGGCCATTGCCTTGAACGTCACCTTCATCAATTTCAGGCTTAACATCCACATTCGGGATGAATGGCTTGTCCTCGGTATTCTGGACAAACTGCTTGGTGATTCGTTTTCGCTGTTTTGCCACACTGCTATACCACCACTCCCACCGGGCCGGTCGGCTGAATCTTCGTCATCGTCGCGTCGATCCTGCCCGGGATCGCCAGTTCATTCAGTGTTGACGCGATGAACGCCTTCAACTCTTTCACCCGTTCCTGCCCCTGTTCATCCTTCACACCGCGCCATTCGTACAGGTACACAATTGCCATGCGAGAAGCGACTTGATTGAATTCATTGAAGCTGGCGGATGATTCCGACAACGGGTAACTGAATCCACGTTTCCGAAGCCACTCGTCAAGATCAGCGTCGGCTTTGTCCAAGGCGCGCTGAACGCGGGCTGTGTTCATGCTGGCACTGTCATTCTCTTGATTCGACAGAATGATCAGATTTGCCGTGCCTTGGATGTCGGTAAGATCGTCGATGTCTGCGTATGCCATAACGGTTTCTAATTCGTTTCGACAAGGCTAGAACGCCGCGGCCAATGCGTTGATGCTGTCGCAAGTATTCTTCGCCACTTGAACCTGTAGTTTCTCGCAGCCAAAGGCATCCACCTTCACGATCGCCACCTGGTCGGCGGTGGGGTTGATGATTTCATACGCGCTGGTGAATGCGGTCGAAGCGGCCAGCGTGTCTGCGAACAGTTGCGAGGCTGTGACGCTTTGTCCTGCAACACCGGTCATTGCGCCCAAGGTGCCCGCGAGCGAAAGCAATGGTGTCGGAATCCAGAGATCACCGATCTTCCGCCAGCCGGTGATTCGAGCGGTGAAGGTTTCGTTGTTGTCGTTTCCGCCGAAGAACGCGATCGCCGCCGAGTTTGACAGGGGCGCTGCCGAGCTCGAAGGGTTGGACGCCATGTTGATGATGCCGTCTCCTGTCGGCGCCGTTGTCGTCGCAACCGGCGCGGTGATTGATGATGCGGTCACTGCTGACGCAAACAACAGGCGGAATTGATC